GGTGCTGTGGAGGCTGTGGCTGTTCCTGCCTTGATGTGAAGAACTGCTGTTGGATTGGTTCCTATGCCAATATTATTATTAGATTCGTAAATTTTAATTGCATCAGTCGTAATAACACTATTATATATAAAAAATCTATTACCTCCAGCCTGTGTGTACCCAAATTGAAATTTGGGTACACCACTTACTCTAAAATCAAAATATTGATTATTGGTACCTGCACCTAAAGCGTTTAAAGCAACAAATGGAACAATAGATGCAGTACCATTTACTAATATTCCACCTGTTACATCTAATTTTGACGCTGGATTTGTCGTCCCTATACCAACATTCCCATTCCCTAATACAGATAAAACATTACCCCCTACTAATGTATAAGCTAATCCTGATGCAGTGGTAGAAAAAGCAACCGTAACAGTTAAACTTGTGTCTGATGCAATAGTGGCAATGGTTCTCACTGTTTCCCCACTTACAGTTATTGTGTCTCCTACTTTAAAGGTATTGGTAAATTGTGTGAATGTTCCTGTTAAAGTTATTGTGCCATTTGTTGCTACTGTACCTGCGCCTGTTGTACCTTGTGCTACTTGGAGATTAGCAGTAGGTGATGTAAGTCCGATACCGACGTTGCCTCCTAATGGATTTAAGACTAAAGATCCAATAGCAGATAATCCACTAATATAAGATTGCCAACCATTATAAGTATTACCTGTTGATGCTCCACGTATAGACCTCAACATACTACCAATACTAAAATTATCAAAATCTGTTGTAGCAGACATAATAAGTCCTCGTACGTCTAACGCCTGTGTTGGGTTAGAAGTCCTAATTCCAAAATTACCAGCACTATTTATTCTTGCAGCTTCAAAGAAACCAGTTGAATTACTATTAACCGAAAAAGCTAAGTAAGAACTATAATCTGATGCACCGCTCTCTCTTCCTGCTTTTATTTTCCCAATCTGGTTAAATAAAGTGGAACTGCTTGTATGCGCCCCAAATGAGATAGACCCTCCAACACCTGCCGCAGGTGTAGTTGAATCATTAATAGAAAGTATACCCGTAGCATTTGCTCCTGTGACATCTAATACTCCAGTTGGAGATGTTGTTCCGATACCGACGTTGCCGCTCTTTATTACTAGACTTGCCCCAGTTAATGCCGCAGTATCGGTTATTGTTCCGCCTAAGCCCATATCACCATTTTGCAACAAAGACATTCTATTATCCGTGTTGGTTTTCCAAACAAACTGGTCAACGATTCCATTATAAATAAGCCATTTTCTTGCGTTATTTATATAAAACTCAAAGCCCGGAGTAGTGGCGGTGTCAGCGTTGATTTTAACTCTCACATCAGAACCAGATGCCTTAATATTTCCTGCAACTTCTAACTTTTCACCTGGCCCCGTAGTCCCTATGCCTACGTTGCCATTATTTGTAATCCTCATCCTTTCAGTAGGCGTCGTTCCTGTAGAGAATCGAATATTTGCAGTTGAAGTATCGTTGAACGCGGTAAATTGAAATCCACCAGCACCCGTATCTTCAAATATGCCAGCATTTTGACCATAACGTGCGGTGTTCCATGCTGCGTTGGAATTAGTTTGTAGGAAGTTTAACTGACCACCACCCGCCGCTATAATATTAAAACCAGCTGTTGATACACCAGTATCATCGTTTTGAATATTAAGATTGGCATTTCCTACTGAATTTTTATAAATATGCAAAAGGTTGGTTGGACTCGTCGTCCCTATTCCTATGTTGCCTGCTATTAATGTTCCCGTATAGTCCCCAGCTGTCCCGTTTCCAATAGCTATTTTAGCAGCACTCAAGCGAGAAAATGCGGTATCTACTGCACCGTACCAATTACTAGTTGAACTCCAATTCACAAGTGCAGTATTTTTAAGCGCGACACCAAGACCATAAGCCACATTTTGATTTAGATACACAGTAGCATCGTCGTTTGTACCAATATAAGTCCCTGCTATAACACCATCTGACCTCAATCTCGCTGTTACCGTTCCACTATTATTCTGAACTTTTAGTACACCATCCGTGGGGCCAACACTTGACGCAGCTCCGCCCTTCAGCACTAACGTTGTCATTCCTATACCCGGAGTCGTATCCTGCACAAACATAGTCTGTCCAGCGGTGCTACCACTCTGTGCAACCGTAAGTGAATACCCTGGAGCAGTAGTCCCTATTCCTAACCGTTTATTAGTATTATCCCAAAATAACCCATTATCACCTATCTCTGTAGTCGTGCCATTGAAAAATGCAACTTGACCACTTACGCCTGTTCCTGTGATGGGGTTAGTTAATGCTGTCTGACCGCCAAGGCCAGCTAATGTATATGTTGGGACATTTAAAGTGTTGCTTGACAATGTTGCAGAGCCACTGCTCCCTGTCGTTGTCAGTGAAGTTATCCTGTTAGTATATGCAGTGTTCCAATTTGAAGAACTTGCTATCCTTGAGTCAGCTAAAGTGCCAGACCAACCTAAAGTTAATGAAGTAGCTTGAAGCAAAGCAGTGGATGGAGTTCCCCCTAATGTTAACGTAACATTGGTGTCGTCTGTCTTTGTTAACGCTGATGGCGTATATGTTACTGGAATAACTGTCAATGGAACAGGTACGGATGTTCTTACTGGATTAGTGCCTCCAAATTGAAACTGAAAACTAGGATTGCTTCCACCACTTATATGATTTCCGTAGAATTTAAGAACAATCATATCAGTGGCCAAAAATGAACCATCATTCCACAATGCGCTAGCACTAAATTCTGTATATCCAGAAGTAGCAACAGGTAAAGTGTTTCCAGAAGTAGTTATTAACGTTTCAGTTCCCCCATTAGTTCTTTTCCATACTTCAAAATAAAACTCAGCGTTTCCTGTGCCGCTTGTTTTTTGTATATTGCCAATAGTTGTAATATTAAATATTCCTGGATTTCCAACAATAATATTAGGATAACTGATTAGGCCAGCTATAAATTGATTTGATGCGACTATAGTTCCTGTTGGAATATTTACAGCAGTTGTGTTATAAAGTGGATCAGTTAAAGAAGTAACTAATCTGTAGTAGCTATTTATTCCGCTTGCTGCGTTTGTTGGGTATAAAGATATGTTTGATGGAAGATCCGCTAAAGATATAAAATGGCTTACGCCATTGTCTCCATCATTTATCAACTGACTCGTATTAGTTGGTACAGTTGGGAAAGTGATTAAAGATCCATTTCCTGCTATATATTGAGATGTTGTACCTGCGCCTGTTACTGCTATTGTTCCATTTGCTATCAATGGGCTATTAGTGACAGTAAATGCAGACGGCATCGATAAGCCAACAGACGTTATTCCACCATTTGCTATTGCCCAAGTGTTGTCTCCTCTAAGATAAGTAGAAGATGATGGCGTTCCTGTAGCAGAAAGATTGCTAATTCCAACTACTGAATTGGCTAACGTCGTTGCAATAGAAGTAGTCCCTGATCCTGTTACTGCTCCTGATAATGATATACTTTGGTTAGCAGTTAAATAGATATTTGTATCATATGAGATAGTGCCAGCAGTTGATTTGACAAACCCTGTTCCACTCAATGCGGCTTGTTTCCCGTTAAACGCTGACCAATCAGTAGTGCTTAGAACTCCTCTGTTAGAAGCAGACGCAGTAGGCACATTTAAGGTTATTACAGGAGTTGTTGTGCTGTTAGCTACAGTAGAAGACAGATCAGTTCCTGTGGTTCCCAATGTTAAAGCAGCAACAGAAGTAACTGTTCCAGGATTTCCTGAGTATTGAGGAATATTTAAAGTTGCGCCAATCAAAGTTGCAGCACCTGAAGAGCCTGTTGTCGTTAAAGTTAAACTATTTTGTTTTAGCGCTAACTGATCATACACTAATTTTGCTGAAGGATATTGAGTGTTAGTTGATCCGCTGCTGATAGTGGTAACTTTGTTCGCTGAATCTTCAGGGACGTAGCTTATATTTGAATTTAATGTGTTCCAATTTGCAGAAGTCTGATTCGGGGTATCTGTGTTAGCAATGATAGAGTCTCCAATCTGAATAGCAGTTCCACCCAAAACGCCTGCTACACTAACAACCCACATATCACCTTTTAACACTGCCCCTGCAGTTCCTGATCCGCCAGATGATGGCCAAGTGTTTACGCTTGCATCATAAGCGCCTCTGTAATCTAACAGGCCAGCTACTAATCCGTCTGCGTATGTCTTTACTGCTTTGGCTGAAGGATATTTTGTGTCGCTTGCCCCATCAACAGATATTGATGTTGATTTATTTGCTACATTTTCTGGCGTAAACCCTAACGCTATCTGTTTGCTGTTAAAGGTAATCCAATCGGTGCTTGACAATGCCCCTGTAAGTATGCTAGAGGCTAATTGAAGACTTAACGATTGCGTTGATAATGATAATCCATTAGCAGTTCCAATACTTACTGCATTATGCCTTGCAGCAGTATTTGCAGCTACGTCAGTGTTTGAAGAAACTCTCGAATCAAGATAATACAAATTTGTTCCTTCAGCAATGTCTGAGGTAGTTGCATCTGACCCTGACGTAACTAAACCTTTAGAGTCGTAAGTTATTTTAGTTTTAGTCGCCCCTGTTATTGCAGAATTTTCTGTTACTTTACCGTTAAAAGTCGACCAATCTGTTGAAGCTAAATAGCCATCAGAAACAGATGAAGCCGCGCCTAATTTTGTTTTTATTGTTGCATTAGTCTCGTCTCCTGTGTTAGTTCCTAAAATAAGATCTAATGCAGCTTTATTTGCATGAGTATGCAATGCATTATATGCAGCATTCCAATCATCAATATCTAATAACGTAATACCATATGATGGTGACGCTGAAAATATTGGATCTGACTCAACAAATGAAATACCAGAAGATGTATCAAGATTACCACCAAGAGTCGCAGATGCATCTTTTACTGGGGAGTTCACATTATTTATTTGTCCTAATTGCATATTAATTTATTTAGTCTGACCAAACATCTTCAACTTTATCTCCAGTTAATCTATTATAAGCAGCTATAAGAATTCTAGTTTTAACAGTATCAAATGGATACATAGAATCTGTAGGGCTAAGCTCTTTAAGAGTTTCATAAACCATAGCAATATAACCATCCTTATAATGATCTCCAGATGTGTATTTACCTTTTCTTAGCAATTTACATCTATTTGATGAATATGTAGAAAGTGAATTATCTAATAATAATTTTATTTGACCCCAAGTCATAGTAGTATTTTTTAAACTGATAATCTTTTAAATATGTCTATTTTCTCATATATTCCACTAGTATTAGCAGAGACTATATCGGCAAGTAATCCCTGATATAGCATATTAACCATGCATGCATATTTAATCTCATTTGAATTTATTTCATATATTTGATTAACAGCATTATAGCATACAGTAGATTTTACAACCCATGAATTATAATAAAATACTTCAATACTCGTATAAGTATCTAATGCTGTATTTGCTATATCAATAGTAACGCTTAATATATCATCTGGAATAATTTCATCTACACCAAACATCTCATAAGAAGTTATATCAATGTAAAAATCATCAACTAAATCAACTTCTGGATCTAATGACTTAGTAAAACTAAGTGTTCCACCTGTAAAAATAGCTCCTCCGTCAAGGGCTGTAATCGTCAATGTTGCGCCAGTGGCATCATTGGGCATATAACCGGTCCAGTCGGTAGACGTGCTATATATTCTCATAGCATGACCGCTAGAGATAGTTGTTGTTGAGAATCCAAATACGGCTGCCATATTTTATTTTTTAGAAGTAGTTGCTTTTTTCATGTTAATTTGTTCATTAGCCATATTAGATCTTCTATCTTCTGCTAATGCCATTGATTGTTGCGCCATATTATCCATATGCTTTTTCTTTTCAAGATCTACTTTAGATAAATCTGCACTAATATCTTTTTCTGGGGGACTCATTATACCAGCCACTTGTAGTTTAGTATCGTTGTCTCTTTGATTTAATTTATCTTCCAGTTCCATTTTATCTCTAGCCAATTGATCTTTTGCCGCTTCAATTTGCTGAATATGTTGCTGTTGCATTTGTTGCATTTCCTGCTCCTGTTGCATCTGCTGTTGCTTAGTCTGTTTGATTTGTTGTTCATCTCTTTCTATTATTTTCATATTTTCAGATACTGAAGTACTTGTAAATATTTTCATTATTGTAGAGAATGACAATGTTTGATTTTGCAATGCAGCATGCGCTAGTTGATCAAGTTTCTGATCTAAATTATTAATTGAGTTTGAATTATCAACTATGATTCCAAAATCTGCTTCTGCAAATTCAGCACCACCAACCTCATACATTGCAATACTGTAATCATCAGATATACTTTGAAACTTTTTAGGATTATTTTTTAATGCAATCTTAGCTGTTTCAAGTAAACATTCTAAGCATCTTTTTTTAACATTATCATGAACTAAAAATAACTCCTCTGTAATATTAGCAGAAGCATTTACAGCTCTCTCAATACCACCAACGGTTTCTGATGATTGTATTTGACCTTGACGTTGCTTAGATATACCGGCAATCTCAAACATTTCATTTTTAATCCACTCTAGTAAATGTAAATGAAATGTAATAGACTGAGAGTTATCTAAATTAAATACTCTACCAGTAGTATTATTTATTGTTCCAGCAAGTTTGCCAGTTGCAGCGCCCTTATTACCCTCTTTAAATGAATCCGTAGCAGCTATACCATCTTGTCTTAAGAAATGCATATATGCCTCTATATTCCATCCTTCAGGAATTTTTGCAATATCAACTTCAAGTACTTGACCATATGATCTCATCATAGCCTTATTAAGCCTATCTGCTACAATTGTATATAAATATGCATAAGGCTTCATACGATCTATGATAGCTACTGGCTTACTGTGATTAGTATTATATGTTTGACCAATAATTCCTAAATGACATTTAGATGGATTGCTAATTCTATTATATTGAATTTTTCGTGGACGCATATTAACATATACATCCTTACCAATTTTTACGCCTTCCCATGCTTCATTAATCCAATAATCAGTAGTTTCTTCGCCTTTTGCTTTGTCTGCAACATAATCTTCCGATACAAATGTAGATTCTTCCTCTCCTGTCTTATCATTATAGTATTTTAATTTTTTAACTTTCCGTAATGATTTCCACCTAACACGAAGAACCCTTATGTTTCCATTTCCATCATAATAGTTTGAAAATGTTCTTCCCATTGCACCAGCAAAATAAACCATTTGATCTATTGAATTTGCTTCATCTCCAACAGCTGGAGTATATATCATTGATGCTCTTTCATCTATATTATCCATTGCATCCACTTTGGCAATGGTATTAGTTTTTTGAATAGCATCCATATCTTCTTCTGATAATTCATCAAAATACGTATCTACTATTCTTCCTGGACTCCAATAATCATACATTATAATAAGATCTGCATCCTCCGCTTTAGACGAAAATCCATTCCTTAATATAAATACTTTACGGGGGTTGAGTCTCTCAAATGTAGGTTCCCCCTGAACAATATCAAAATCATACATTTCTTCACCGGCAATAGCAACATCTTTCATTCCTTGATTCCATAAGATCCTCATATCAAGTTCTTTGATATAATGATTCAAAATGAAATTAGCTGATCTTTCTCTTGCGTCTTGCCAGGTATATGAAAAGAAATCCCCGTGTTCTTGTAATTTTTTTTGAAAATCCTCTTCGCTAATTGATTCATTTTTAATTAATTCCGAAAACACAGCGTCTAGCTCCTGTACCTTTTGTTGTTCTTTTTCTGATATTGCATTATAATTGGATACTATTGCTCTAAATTCAAATCGACGTTTGGCCTCTTCTCCGACAATTACATTGATCGGAGAGTTGACTATAGAATAATATTGTATGTTATCTGGTATGAATCCATCAGAATCTATTGCATAAGGATTCATTACTAATTTCATATCAGAAAGATGGATCTTTCCATCAAATAAGTCATAGTTTATTTTTTTATGCCTAAGTGATTGTCTGACATTATTGTCATACATCATAGAGCTCATATCGGCCCAATCAATATTCTCCTTGCGCCATTTTTTATTTTTCTTTGACGATGGTAGTTTTTGAATTGGAAATCCGCTGGGAAAATTATACATATATATTATATATTAACTTTATTCTTGCAAAAATATTAATTATTATAATCTACTACAATTCATTGAAGAAATCGCCCCTCTTATAGCTTAAAGTTCCTCTACTATTTCGTATAAAATAGTCATCAAATTGTAGTCCTATATTTACAGTTTTCTCAGAGTTCATCGCATTTTCTATAAACTTTTGACGATCCTCTCTAATTAACATTAGCATACCGCATGCACTAATCCTATCAAAGTTTCCATTTGCATTATATTTCATAGCTTCAAGCAGTAATCCAATTGATCTTATTTTATGTAAATTCAAGACAGTCTTGCCTTCAGAATTTTCATTGTATGCATTAGATAGCATCCAATCTGCAAGTAATCTTCTTCCTCGTGCATTGATAAATCTACCAGAGTTAGTACCTTTGGATTTATTTCCATATAAGTTACCACGAACCATCTCCACATCTTTTAATGATTGCAATGTATCACTCAATAAATACAAGCAATTTTTTCTATCAAAATATTGAAATAATCCTTTTTTATCATTCTCATAATTTCCTACTGCATTGTAGTAAATAAGCATTCTTCTGCATATCTCAAAGAAGTCATTTGCAAATTTAGACCTACCAGTATATTCAGCAACTATTCTATCAGTAAATAAATCCAATATAAATATAGATCCCAATGATACTGTATTACTTGAATCATCATCAAATGGGTCAATACCAGCAACATATCTCCCACGTTGAGGAGCTCCATTAACCATGAATGGTCTTTCAAATATTTCTATTGCACCCTCATGCTTATTATCTTTTAATGGGAATTCCCTAATTGGTTTACTAAATGCTCCAACTCTCCAATCTATTTTGCCTTCCTTATTAAATATAAGATCCCCAATATAATGAGGTCCTACAAACTCATCTAATGCTGGCATAATTCTTTCCAAATATTCTCTAATATCAGCAACAGGAAATATGGTACCATCTATTCTCATCATGCTATCCTGTGGTGTCACAGGATACTCAGCCTTACGTTGAGTCAATGCCATTGGATCTGATGAGCTTTTGCGTATTCTATCTAATTCTATAAATAAATCTTTCAATGATTTTGTTACGTCAGGCATTCCGTTTTCATCATAGCAATTTGCCCTATTCAAATATGCTCCCCAGAAAAATCCACAAGTACCAGCGCCATTAGTGTTTCTATCATATACATTAGGAAGAGGCATTATATTATAAGATGCTGGATAGTAAAACATATCTTCAGCACCCTCAAAATCTGCGCCAACTGTACCACCAGTACCGCCAGCCATCAATTGAGCAAATACATTATCACCATCCTCAACAGATGCCCTGCAGACCGCCCACGCTTTCTTTATATGTGGATATGCTCCATACTCTTCAAATATAATATCACCACGTTTACCTCGAATCTTATCTGGATCATCTTTTGTAGATATACCAGTTATACCAGACTTCATTCCTTTTAATGCGCCAGTACGAATATCTTTATATCCAATATGTTTTTCTAACTTAGTATCTATATTTTTCAATCTTGGGAATGGTGTATTCTGAGCCAAGAAGTCTAGATAGTCCCAGGACTTCGTTAGAATGCCATCCTTGATAAGATATTGCATATCATTGGCAACATAGAAGGTCTCTGATTTGGCTTTAAATAATGCGTTCCTAGGGCCAATAGAACCCATCTTAAATGAACTACCAATACCACGTACTTTCATTAGTTCAATATGCTGGCCTAATTGTTCTGCTTGATCTTTATAATGAAAGAATAAATAGTCTCCAAGCCACATGTCACCAAAATCATGAATACGTTCTGATCGTTTACTATTTTCTTTTACTCTTTTAGTTTTCATAATTGGACAATAATTCCAATACCAATATAGCCCTCCAGGGATCCACTCTCCATCATCTCTAATTAATCCATCACGAATCCTTCTTTTTTCCTCCTGCCAAAATAAAAAGTAGGCTGATTTAGGATGTTTATTATTAGGGAATAATGTATAATATCCATGCTTTCTATAATGTTCTGCTGCCTTATTAAAATAAGACATATTAACAAGCTTATGTGGATTAGTGACATCTACTATTATCTTCCCATATTCATCCTTCTCAAGCTCCTCTACAGACAGCATATGAGGACTTATAAGCTTCTGTATAAATATTACTTCATCAACAGCAGCATTAATCTCCTCTTGTATATCTTTATTAATATCCTTATAGAACATTTCGTCCATAGGAGTATTATAAGAATTAGTTTTTCTAAATGTTTCAATCATAATTAATCCTCATCCTCAAATAAAGCCTTCTCTTGTGATCCCCTATGTTTATCTCCAGAATCCTTTTCCCTTAATACCTTCTCCTCCAATGAGTTAAGTGTATCCAGCATTTTAGGTACATCCCTAACAAATGCTTGTATTTTAGATATGTCATATTTAGGTTTGTCGCCAATCATTTCATCTAAATGAAGAGCTGCATTTTTTGCCCATTTAGACATATTATCAACAACAGATCTAGAGTCTTCTAACATCCTAGATGTTATAGTAGTAGATAAGCTTTTATATTTATCTATTCCTGATTGGACGATATTGTCGACCTTCCAGTTTTTCTGAAGCCCATTAAGTGAATTAATAATTTCAAGAGCTCTTTCCTCTTCGTCGATGATTTGCACAAAATCAGAACTATAGTCGCAAAAAAACCATATATATGCAAGCTCCGATATAGCCACAACCTTTCCTTTCGATTTATCACGTGCAATAATTTTATTAAATTCTTTTATTGTTAAAATTTCTGGATCAAAGTCTAACTCAAATGAGTCTCTATCCATCTGAAATAATCTCATAACATAAAGTATTAAAGGGAACTGCTTTTGCAGTCCCCCATTCTAATTACTTACCAATACTATCTTTAGGCCACCAATATTCAACATCACCTTGATCTATCTCAAGATAATCTTCGCCATTGAATGTTACTACTGGAATAAAGAACTCCATATCAGTAGAGCTAAACTCATTACCATCTTTCAATGATTTCTTCTCTTTGGGCTTCCAGAATCTACCGTAGTTAATTTTAATCCAATCACCTTCCCCAAACGTATTCTGAACATACGGACCAACTTTAACAATACGCTGGATATCACTTAGTTCTGATTGACCTGGAAGTATTAGACTTGATACTACTGGATGCTTTAGCGTTGTCGCTAGCACTAGTCCCTTCGTCATGTTGGGGACTATTTTGACCAATTGCTTTTCGTGCATAAAAAATTCTATTAGGTGTTGTATATAATTTAAATATCCTAGGCATGTTAAAATTAGTTTTTGCAAGCCTAAGTTCCTCTTCAGTTGTAAGATCATCAAAGTTTAATGCCTCTATAGTAGTGCGAATGAACTTAAATATATCTGCATATGCAAGTTCAGCAGTCTTAAAATCTACATCATTCTTTTCTGCTGCAGAAGCAATTATCCTTGCCATAACCTTATCCATTGCTAATCACAAAGTTATATATTAACTTGAAATTATCAGCTCCCTCCTCAACATTAGGTATTAATTTAGGATTAATCTTATTATCAAGTATTACTCCTTTTGTCCTCATGCTTGTTAGATAGTTTTGAAATGTCCCCATTTTATGGCCAAGATCTATCATAATCTCCTTTCTAGTTTCAGTGGAAAATAATAGACGATCAACAACATTTTCACTTTTAATGTTTGATAAATATAAATGTCTTTTTTTTAAAAATGACAATAATATATTTGCCTCTGCGTCAGTAAGTTTATGTAGAGGCTGCGTAAGGGCTACCCAATGATTGAATAGCCCATCCACATTAGTTCTTATGTTCGCAACATTTGCATTTTTCATACGGAATTTCTAGTCCTGTTAAATGATCTACACCATACTTTTGCCTATAAGATTCAGTCCATAGGTCTATATTTGTTTTCCCAATTGAAGCACTTCCACATTCATGACAGTATGATCCCATGCCATCTTCTGGTATTATATGTAGGCTTAAGCATGACTTACAGTAATATACTGGCTCATCATTAAACTCCTCCTTGCTAGTGCCACTATAATGTTCAATTTTAAATTTACTCATCTTCTATATTCTTTAATGTTTCAGTGAGTATTTCCCTTAGCATTCTATTAGCATCACTTACAGTATGGTTTACCGACTTTACATTAGCCTCAGTCAGTAGACCTCCCTCAATACTTAATAGCTGATATGAACTATCAAGGGCTAATTTAATAGCATCTAGAGATCTGTATAGATTCTTAGTATTCATTATACAATGATTGTTGTTGGTTCATCATTATAATCATCTTCTTCAAATACTGGGATATCAATACTTAACAAACCGTTTGATTTCCTATAAGTAAAATTTCTAAAATCTAATACTTCAGACCTTAATTTAAATGAAGACTTTCCAATGTATTTAGAATCAGTATTTACAGATACACAGATCTCCTCATCCATAGTAGTAATAGATATATCACCATCATTAAGTCCAGTGGTAAGTAAGTCAAGACTAACATATCCATCAACTACCTCCATTCTTGCGATCTTTGGTTCTCCGCTGATCAAACTAACTTTAACAATTTCATTCATATCTTAGTTATAATTTTCGTAAATATTTGTATTTAAACAGCAATTTTTATATTTAATATTACTACCACATGGACATAAGCTATTCCTTCCAGTAGTAAATTCTTTTTTCATAGGCTTGATTTGTGGTGGGATATAAATGCTAACATTAGAAGAGCCTAAATTAGCATCCCTTAATATACCCTTCCTAGTGCGCCTATTCATGCATTAACTGCTTATAGATTAGCTTCCCATCATCACCATTAAAGGTAAACTGCTCCTTGCTATCCATTATAATAGTCAATAGACTTTTCTCCCTGCTCCACTTAACCTCTTGGATATGTTTATCAAAATAATTTCGATTTAAATCTTTTAAAATAATCTTAACCGACTGTGTCATATATTTCTACTTTTAAATATTGATCAATACATTCAAATCCTATCCTATGCAATAACGATTTAATAGCTCCAGTAGTATTTGCCCTAACGCATAAGTACTCTTCTGATTCTGGAATACATAATACAATAACATATATAATATCATTATCAGCCCTATCCATCAATACATCGCCAGGACATACAGACTCAACATCAAATGCTCTATTGTACTTAATCTTTATTGTCATCTTGCTACACTTATTAAAATATTCTTACGTTCATCTGGTTTAACATCACTATTCCTAGATCGACTAACAGCCCCACATTTACAACTATAAGTCTTATATCTACCAGCAGGGGTATAATAATAATTACCATCTTCATGCAAATGACTAGAACCACAATTAGGACATATCATCTTATTACCATCACCATACAACCCAAGATTAACATGCCCCTTAGCCCAAGGTCTTAGCTTTAAATAAACTTCCTCCAGCACAACAACATCATGCTTATTATATTCCTCCATCTTATCCAAAGACTCCTGATTACCCTTCATACAACCAGTCCATAACTTAAACTCAGTTCCAAGCTTACCAGGAATCTCAAACACCCTAGCCAATGCCTCAAGCTTATTACTACTAAAGCCAAACTGTTTCCTGGCTATCTGCAATGTGTCAACCTGCTGATAAGGACTAGGTGGATTAAAACCCCAACGTATAGCCCTAGCATTAACCTTAACAACATCAAAGGAAATACCATTATGTGCTATAACAATATCAGCCTTATCTAACAGCCTAAGAAGACTTTCCACAATCCTCTTATCATTTTCTTCAGCTACTTCCTCTGGAGTAATCTTATCAGACATAACATCCACAGAATATAACCACTTAGCACTCCATGTTAACATAAACCAATTCGATATAATCTGATCTAAACTAACATTTTGTTTCCATAAGCCCCACGTGTAACTTGCTATAGGAGCTGTTTCAATATCAAATAATAAAATATTGGGAACCTTAACATGATGATCATCATCAACTTCATGCTGTGCCAATATTGACCTAGCTTTCATCCTAGCTTCTATGACATCAACCCTTGAACAATCAAACCATCTGCTAACTTTGCCAGCACCCATCTCAATGATGTACGGCTTCGAAACCATTTTACCTACTAAATACTCTACTTTTTTAGACATCTTTAATATTTAAATTTCTACACATCAAACATACAACATATTAATTTTAATATGCAATACTCCAATGTTATGATTAAGTTAACAAATCAAGATTCTTTAATAGATCACCATTTAATGAAACTAAATATAATCCAGCATTAGCCTTTTCAACAAGCAGATCACCACTTTCACTGAGCTTATCTAATATTAACAATACATCTTGCGGCCTAGTCTTCAGTTTAATACTCTCCTTTTCAATATACAACGTATATCTCTCATTCCTACGACTATTGAAATGATGAATCCTAACCAACAACAATACTAACCATAAAGGAATATCCTCCTTAAACAAAACTAATGCCCCCTCAGTAACAACAGCATATGGAACAGATTGATTATTCATAACTTATTTATATTAGATTTATTACTATTCTTCCAACTTTTATTATCTTTCTTAATACCCCTTAAACACCTCTTTACATTGTCACTGAAAACAGTGCCATTCTTTTCCATAAACCATAGATACCCAACATCCTTTGCCATAACAGAACATACCTTCTCCCCAGCATACTTCCCAGAAGAAAATGTATCACCAAAACCCAAGCATCTTAACGTACTAAAAATCATAATAGTTTTTTGCAAATATACATATAAAAAGATAAACAGATACCCCCACTAAATAAACGTGCAAATAAGACCCCCCCCCAATCAATATACAGCATATATATCTATGGGTGGAGCATCTTGTCCAGACACCCATATGGTTTGGGGAAAGTACCTTGTATCCCTCACTACTTTTGTAGTGTATAAAGGTTTTTTCAAATAAACAATTTAAATTAAAAGAAAATGCCAAAAGTTAAAAGCGTTAAGGTTAGCTTGAACGAGAATCTGTTGTTCAGCGTATTAGATGCCAAATTAAAACAGTATGGTCAACTCGCACAAGGCAAGTATGACAAGGTTAAATTACTATGGATTGTTAATATTAACGATCCCTCAACGTTTTTAGACGTTGAGGAAAAAACAACAAACGACGGTACAAGAGAATTTTTCGTGTTGAAATTTAAAGACCCAAACGATCCAAAAATTGAGAGGAATTTAATAATCGCTGGAGATGAATCAGCAGAGACTTTCGAATTGTGGGATTGCGTCAGTAATGTAGATTTTGAGGTGAACGGGCGAACAATAAAAAAGGGGACTAAAAAGGTTCGCTGTTATGCTATTTAAATAAATAGTAGGTAGAAATACCTACTATTTATTTTTACTATTTTTTTGTAATGTCTTATTGGGCATCTGTATCGTAATGCATCTTATTGGGCATCTGCATGATTATTTAATGGAAAGGATATTGAGAGATAACCTTTTTTATATATATTATGTCTAGATGTTTTAGTTGTATTACAGTGCACACGATTGAGAATGGAGTAGCAAGATTATCTCAAAATCACTATGATCTAAGGATTGATGATGCTGATGAGCAATATCAAATGAATAATGAACGTAGAGAATTAGAGATACCCGTCAGAGGTGATGAAACAAGAAAGTCATTATTCACAAGATTGAATAAAGATGAAACATTCATTATCGGCATGTATGGAAATCTTGAAAAAGCCGCTCGTCAACGTCGTGTAATTGATCAAGCAATTGTTGATGCAGATTGATCCCAAACTGTGGAAATCAAAACTTGCGCTATTATGTAAATAATTAGTGCAATCTGTTAAAGTCAGACCCATAATGTATTGATAATGAGTGAGTGAGGAAGGGTGATAGCTTCTTCACCCACCATTTCGATGTAGATTTAAATGATTAAAAAATTTAATTCTTTAATATATAACTAAAAGTAATAAACATATGAAATTGTTTAGATTATATTACTATGATCTAGAGGACAACGATGGTTGCTGCATAATATAACTGCCACACTGCAGTTATGAATATAGTGATTATTGTGATATTTAGACTATGCTGTCATCAAATTGAGGTAGTCGAAATTAATGCTTTACTAATATTTAAGTGTGTATAATTTAGCGAAGTGTTTTTATTTTTTAAATCAATTAACCCTTTAAATTTATTTATTATGATTAATTATGAGAAAATTAGTAAAGTACTGGTAGTATTATTTTATATATCAGTAGGAATTTTAATAATTGTTAATCTCACATCATGTGAGTCAAAATCAAATATTAGATCAGGAATGCCAATGGAAAAAGTTATAATATTAACTAATCCACAATTCACGTATGATGCTAGTGGGAATTTTAATAAGTATAAAGTTAAACGCATCAGTACATCTACAGTAACATATATTTCTCTATCTGCTAGAGATGAGTATGTTATAAACGATACAATTCAGTATCGTTTCAACTAATAATTAATCCTGAAAGATGCAATTGCATTTAGTAGGGATAATTACCATTATGGGAACATTTATATTAATATGCATAACATTTATTGCTATTGTATATATTTTTTATTTAATAAAAATGATTTATGATGAAAAAATATGAGGCTGAACAAATTAAATTAGAATTAGAGCGAATTCTAAAAAACATAAATAAGACCGAAGAAGATTTTAATGATAAAATGGATAACCTAGACATTCAATCATTATTATTAGATCAAGAAGTCTTGTCGCCATGGAAGGATGGTGAATTATGATAGATTATATTATGAATTATCTATCATTAACATATATATATTTGATAGGATTTTTTGTAGTCCCACCGATTATAATACTAATAAACATATTAATACCTGATAGTATTATTAAAAATGTTGAAAATCATACCGATATATGGATGATATGCGTATTTATAAGTTTTTGTTGGCCATTTGCTGTAATATTTACATTTTGGTCATTATTAGATTATTATTATTTTAAATTTAAAAACAAATAACCATTATGAACACACGAAAATTATTAACAGAAGAGAATTTTAATGAAGCATTAAGATCGACTTTAGTAAAATTCAAATCGTATGATATGAAATTTAAATACGATGATTTTATAAAGCTATGCGCATTCAATAAGCTTCCTTATGCATCATTGATATTAAAATCTCTTTTAAAAAATGGAATTGTTAAAGTTCTAAAACAATCCTTAACATTAGAAGTAGTTAGGATTAATGAGGAATATCCTTTAATATATGAAGATTGTAAAAAGAAATATGAGAGAAATTCTTTTTACAATAAAAACTATAAAAAAGAAAGCATTACTAAAAGTAAGCCAATAGGCGACATCGATGAAATACTAAAGGCCATTAAATTATTAAGAGACAATGGTTATAAGGGTCAATTAACAAGAACAATACTTACATCTATAAATTTATAATGTTATGAGTGATGCATTATATAGATTGTTATGGTTTTGCGTTTATGCAATATCAGTTGTAATAATATTCTGCATTGCATGTATATGGGGTATTATTGAAACAAGTCACAAATATGCTTTTATTATGATGGATAAAGATAGGTATCATCAATTATTAATGAGATTCTTAGGAGCTTTATTAATATTGCTGGGTTTTTCTGTTATGCAATATAATGAGGATGTATTAAAACATTTATGGGTAACAATAGTATTTATACTTATTGGCTCAGGGATGGTTTATATATCCTATATGGATACTGAAGATTAACTAGGGGTAGTTGAATCTAGATGAGGGAGGAATTTGTACATAGTATTAAAACCCCCTCCTCTTAGGTTCCCCCAAATAATGAAAATTTTATCTGATCCAACAATCTTGGGAGATTGAAGTGTAGTCTCGTCGTTAGACATTGACAATGCAAATGTAATACATTATTATTAATAATACAAATGTTTATTAAATGGACCTATTATGGCTATAAATAAAATTAACACAACTGAACTATATAACATAGCTGAAGAAGTAATAAATAAAGAATATAAAAACACTGAAGATGAAATAAAAGATTTATTAATTGAGATTTGGGTAGCAGGTACTAATTTATTAAAAGATACAAGTATGAAATTAACAGGTTTATCTTTTAAGGCAAAAATTAATGGAATATCAGTATTTGGTAAAATCAATGAACAAGAAAAAAATAAAATATTTTTATGTCAAGATCAACTATCAGGATCAAGTGCAAATGATAAATTAGGATATAAATATTCATGGGTAGTAGATAATATTGATCAATCAAGCCTTCATAATGCAGGAATATTAGATTTTGAAATAATAGGTGATGAAAATAACTTAGAATTAAGATTTGAAAACATAAAAAATAAGTTTAATATTAATCAAGAAAATGAACAAATGTTTATGAATGTATTTATAATGGGTAATAATTATAATAATTAAAATTATGGAATATACAAAAATTGCAAGCGTTAAAGGATTAGTATTAAAGCAGACTAAAAATGGTATTAGATCTGCGCAAATATATAAATGTAAAAAACAATTAAATAATAAAAATTATGATTTCACCGTTAGATAAGAAATTATTAAATTGTATAAAAGAAATATTATACACAAAAGTTTCATTAGTTAAAACTGGGAAATGTGGCTTTGATAATCAATTTATGGGATTAATTGGATTTGCAGGCTTTCCTACTTATCCAGATACTGTAGTCGATGAATTAGATTACTTTGAAAGAAAGGGCTGGATAAAGCAAGTTAAAATGGAAAAAAGGGATCATTATGTAGGCGGATCAACTCATTATGTTTTGACTTATGAGGGACAACATTTGTTAGATGATTAAAATCTATGCTGATGGCGCATGTAGCGGTAATCCAGGACCTGGGGGATCTGCCTATATAATCATTAAAGGAGGGGAGATAGTTTATAAAAGACTATTCTCTTTTCCATTAACGACAAATAATTTCTGTGAACTGTTTGCTATTGTGGAATCTGTTAGATATGTTATAGATAATGATATTCTAGAATGTGAAATATTTTCAGATAGCAAATATGTAGTTGATGGTATTAATTTATGGATGAATAAATGGATTAGTAATGATTGGAAAGGATCATCTAATCACAAAATAAAAAATATTGAAATATGGCAAAATCTATACATATTATGGAAAACTACAACATCAATATCAAACATATCTATTCATTACGTAAAAGGTCATAGTACAAATAATTATAATAATATAGTTGATAAACTAGCAAAAGAAGCAATAAAATTAAATGGAAATAATAAGAAATAAATACTTAACAGTAATAAGCTATGTTAATTCCAAATTAAAAATATCAACTAAAAAGTATGATGATATAGTTGGAATCATTGATAATAATGTTCCAATATTTGATAGTGAATCAAATACATATGAAAATGGAAAAATAAAATTTAATGATAAATATATTTGGGAAAAAGATATGCTTGAATTTTCAGATATGAATCAAAAATTATATCTGTCATCCATTCTAAATGCTTCTTCAAAATTTAATATACAAAATTCATTTTCATATTTAATATTAGAAGAAATAGATAATATATTGGATGATCAAATATTTGCAGATTTAATTAATAATGCTGATGATATTGAAAATTTATCTAAAGAATTAGCAGATTCATATAATACATTAATTAAAAAATTAATATTATTTGATAATGAATTTAATAAATATGAATTTATTGAAATATCAAAAGAAGAAATATTAGAAATAATTAACAATAAAAATTCTAATATATTTTGGGGAAAAATAAAAATTAAAATTAATTTAAAATCTATAATAAAAAACACTAAAACATGGAAAAATTATCAAATTGGCATACTAAATATGATAAAAAATGGGAAGTCCGAGGTTCTAGTCGATATCATCAATTTAAAAACCGAGAAATTAGTAATGGAGCAAAAAAAATACGGAAATTCATTGTTATTAACAAAAAGATTTCAAATATTATTCCCCATGAAGACTTTGAGCTTGAATCAAGAAAACAACAATTTTTAAATAAATTAAAAGATGAAAACTTATATAAAAATATGGAATAATTCAAATAACAAATTGTCATATTATCAATTTTTAACAGCCATAATGGCATTGCATATAGAGCTTGCAGAAGATTTAAAATGGAAAATTAAAATATCTCCATTATTATATAAAGTAAAAGAAAATCAAGATTATGCAGGATCATATAAAAGTGCAATAGTATTAAATTATAATAAAGAAGATAAAATTATTAGTATTTCATTATCGGCTATTAAAAATCACAATTATGAATCAAATGATTTAATAATATTAGATATTATTAAATTTTATGAGTTTAATTATTATTTTATTAAAAGATACTTATTGTTAGAAAATAAAATTGATTTAAATATTGAAGATGAATATGATATTCTTCGTAAATTATTTTATACTGAAAATTATAGATATCATTTACTATCAAATAAAAAATTATTATTTAATTTTATGTTATCAAATAATAAATTTAATAATAAAGATTTAAATCCATTAAAAAAATTAAATAATATTATCGATAATAAATTAGATTTTAATATTATTAGTTTTACAATTGGAGCTAAAATGAAAGAATCTATTATTATTACTGATGAATTATTTGTTGAAATATTTGGATCAACATCACAGCAAATGATAGATAACTCCAAAAACATAATCGATCATACTTCAAATCAAGAAATGACTAAATATTCTGATTATGGAAGTATTAATGGAGGAGCAGCAAGGATAATTAGGGAAAAATCTAAATCTATAATTAATATTGATGGAAAAACAATTTATAATAATGAGTTTTTAGAAATGTCGGATTTAGAAATGGGACAATTATTAAAAATAATTGATAATATAGATTCTGAAAATATTATTAAAATTAATTTATTAGAAATAAATAATTATTTATATTCTAATAATAATAATCAAAAAGAATTTAAATTTTTATTTTTAAATTATAATATTGAAGCAAATAGGATTGCTAATGAATTAAAAATTGCTGATATATATGTATTTGAAATTAAAAAAGATTTTATTATTCCAAAATTAACAAGATATAAATTAGAAATTGAAGATAATACAATAATTATAAAAGAAAATTAAATGAAATATATATTTTACATAAGCTCAAATGCAACAAATTTGCATTGCTCAATAATAGATAATTCAAAATTAACTATTGCAACAGATTTATTTTTAGATCATAAAAAAAAAGATGAAATGTATATAATTTATGATGATATTTCGAAAAATATATCTTTTTATAATAATATTAGTAAAGAAAGAAATTCTGAATATAAATTTATACAATTAAATATTCAATATAATATAATTTTTCCATTATTATTAAACACAATTAACAAAAAAATTAGTTTAAAAGGTAATTTTAATAATTCACATTTTACAATAAAAGAGTTATTGCCATATTCACCAGATTTAAATAATTTAAATTCTTTATTTGTTAATAATAGTTTTTCAAATCCATTAACATTAAGTATTGATAAGTTATCAAATCAATTATTAAATTATTTAGATAATGAAATTAATTTTAGTATTATATCAATTGCAAATAGCACATATTATGAATATGATGAAAACGATTCAGAATCATATGAAACAGAATACCAATCAGCGAAAAATATATCTGGTATTTCTACTTCATTTTATAATATATCAAATGAATCAGAATTATTTGGTTGTAACATAGATGAATTTTTCAATGCAATGAAAGATTTTGACATCAAAGAACAAGTTAAAGATTGGATAAATGGATCAATAGACGATAATTATATATTTAATGAACATATTTATGAAGAATCAGATGATGATGATTATAAATTAACTATTAATGAGGACTTAACATATCATGATTTTTCAATACCATTTATTGCAATTAAATATAATAATGAATCAATAGTAATTAAATATAGTGATTTCCTTAATTCTATAGATATATCTGTTAAAATATTTAGATATTGTTTTGATGAAATGAAAAATGTATCCTTAATAAAAGAAAAATATTATTCAAATTCAATTACAAATCACGGAAATATTCATACATTAGGAAATTTATTTGATTTTAAATATCCATCAATAAATGCTTATACATTAGAAAATGAATAAAATAGATTTTAATTTTATTATATATTCTGGATTAAAAGATGGATTAACAGTTGATGAATCTATTGAGCTTGCTGTATTATGTGGATTGACAAAAGGATTAGTGATAAATCTATATTCTAGCGTCATTAAAAGCTTGCAAGAGCAAGGATATATTGATGAAGAATCTAAAGCATTACCAAGTGCATTGAAAGTATTCAGAAATATAAAAAATGATAATTCTCAACTTGCAAGAAAGTTAAGGGAATTATATCCTGCTGGAATGAAAGATGATCGTTGGCCTTGGAGGGGTACAATATCTTCTGTATCTGAAAGATTAGATGAATTCAATAAAATGTATCCTGATATTAATGAAGAAGAAATTATTCAGACTACTAAAGATTATTTAGCTAAATTTACTGAAGATGGAGGAAGATCTTTATTGATCTATTTTATATGGAAAACAATTGATGGAAGTAAAAGAAGCATACTTGCTGATTGGGCATATGCAAAAAGGGAAAATAAATCCGAAGTAAAAATTAAAAGTAATATTGATCAAATATGATTTAGTTTAAGTATCTTTGTAATACATCTTTAGCTCAATAGAGATAAGTTAATTTATGTATTATGGAATATCAAAAATCAAATCTTTATGATGAAACATTATCTAAACTTCGTGAGAACAAAGGCAAGAGACTTTCTGGTGAGATAATAGCAATACCATGGAGTTTACCTAGACTAAGTAGGGTATTGCCTGGCATTGAGCCAGAAAAGATCATTGTTGTTACAGCAGGCCCTAAAGTTGGTAAAAGTCAATTGGCCAATTTTTTATATGTATTTCAACCAATAGATTATTTATTTGAACACCCTGAATGCAATTTAGATATTAGGATATTTTATTTTTCCTTAGAAATATCCAAAGAAGCTATAATACGACAGGCTATGTCATATAGATTATTTAAAAAGTATGGAATTATAATATCACCACAAAAACTCTTATCAGTATATACAGATTATGTATTAGATGATAATATAGAAAAATTATTAGAGATAGAAAAGCCATGGTTTGACTTTTTAGAATCTAAGATGGATCTACAAGATGAGGTCCGTGGTGCTACAGCCATATTTAAACATATGGAAACATATTTTGAAGCCAATGGGGTATGGACATATAAAGCAATAAAGTTTGGAGATGAAACTAAGACAGTTAGAGATAGATACGCTACAAATCATCCTAATTTGATCGTTGAAGTAATCTCAGATCATATTGGTTTATTGCCAGCAGAAGGACAGCTAGATCAACGTGAAACCATTGGTAGATTTTCATCAGATTATTCATTAAAGCTAAGAGATAAATACAAAGCTTGCTTAGTACACATACAACAACAAGCATTAATGGGTAGTCAGCAGCAATTTACTAATAGTGGTAAATCAATCATTGAAAAACTTAAGCCAGAAGTAGGTAATCTTGCCAATAATAAAGAAGTTAGCAGAGATGTTAATCTTATGATAGGATTATTTGCACCGCATAAGTTTGGATTTGAAACCTATAAAGATTATGATTTAGGCAGACTCAAAGATAATCACAGAGAGCTAATCATAATGCTTAATAGAGATGGTATATCATCGGCATCAATAGATCTGTATTTTCAGGGAGCAAGTTCATATTTTAGTGAATTACCAAGACCCGAAGATATGCAAGAGTCAAATTATTTAGAGATAGAACAAGTTAGAAACAAAACAATTTAATTAAATGGAGTTACCATTAAAAAAAGTAGTTGGAACAAAAAAAAATCCTGGATTTATGGTCATAGCAGGATTTCAAAAGTCTGGTAAAACAACAGCATTAGCAAATTTAGAGGATAATTTAATCCTTGATATTGAAGGTGGCTGTGACTTTATGGATGCAATGAAGGTTAGGATTAATAATCTTCGTGATTTTAGTGATTTGATTAGATCATTGCAAGCTAGTGAGCATAAATATCGGTTCATTACAGTTGATACTGGAACAAAACTAGAGGATATTGCTAATGAATTTGCAGTAATTAATCATCAAAAATCTCCTATTGGTAAACGATGGGTAGGCAATCCAAAGGAGATATTATTGTTAGCAAATGGATTAGGCTATTCTTTACAGAGAAATGCTTATTTGGAGCTGTTAGAGTGGTTAAAGCCATATTGCCAAACATTAATATTAGTATGTCATGTTAAAAACAGCTCATTTCAAAAAGATGGTGAAGAAATATCTATGGTAGATATTAGCTTAACTGGTCAATTAAAAACTATTGTAGCTGCTAATGCAGATGCAGTGGGTATGTTTTATCGTAAAAAAAATCAATCAATTTTATCATTTAGAGGTGGTGAAAGCTTTTTAGTTGAGGCAAGACCAGAACATCTAAGGGGTTCAGAATTTGTTGTCATAGAATCAGATGATAAAAATAATATGACGTTTAATTGGGATAAAGTATTTGTATAATAATTAATAAATAAATAAATATATGTTTGGTACAAAAGGAGTTGACACAGCAGAGAAAAGTGGAGTAAGTAAATACCTTAACTATGGTATTGTAATTGCAAAAATTAATGGCATTGCCGTTGAAAAAGCAAGATCAACAGATAGTAAAAGAATTGTATTTTCATTAGAAGGAAAACCAGTAGATGATGGCTCATTTATTGGAGTAGATGGTGCTAAAGGTCCAATAGGTAAGATGTCTACTAATTACATGAATTCTGATAAATCATATCAAGATTTTATGCGTCAAATTGGTGTAATTGCAGATAAGCTTGGGTTACGTGCGCAAATAGATACTGTGTCAGGAAGCACAATTGAGGAATATATCGCTAAAGTATCTCAATTATTTGTTGGTAAACCATTATGCTGGAATATTGGCGGTGAGGAATATACTGAAGGTAAATTTGCATTGAAACTACAAAGATATAGTTTTGTTAAATCATTATCAGAAGTAGATGCAACATCTTTAACATATGATGGTTATATTGGTGTTGATATTAAAGATTATAATGGTATGTCTACAATGAATTTTGATAAGACTAATAAATACCATTTTACTCCTTATGTTCAGCCAGATGCAGGATTTGAATTGCCAGGAGCAACATCATTTTTCACAGATGTAAGCAATGTAGCATCTATCGACTCGTCTTTCACTACTACTTCTAGCCCTGATATTTCATCAGGACTTAAAATGGGTGATCTTCCCTTTTAATTAAAATCAATGATTTTCAGCACACAACGTCCAGCGAGTAAGCAATTACTCCTGGACAACGTGTCTGAATTAGATATATTTATATTATTTTGTAAGAATTTTAAAACTGTGGGCAAAAGATTTAAATCTCCAATATCTGTTGATGGAAGATCAAATACTGGCATAGATGCTGCAAATATACTTTATAGAGATGGTGTGTTTAGGCTATATGACCATAGAGCTGGCCAATCATTTGATGCATTTTCATTTGCAATGTTAATGACTGGGTTAGATTTTAAAGATACTGTTAAATATTTATGTGATTCATTTGGATTAACGCATAATGATAATGTTGAAATAAAGTCTAGAGGATCTTTAATATCAAAAGATGCTATATTTGAAACATCTAAAGAATATGTAATAGATGTTAAATATAAAAAATGGTCGCAAGAATCAATACAATATTGGATTAATCATGGATGGCTTCCGCATATGCTAGATAAAGCATGCATTAGGCCAATAGAAAAGTTTTGGATGTCAAATAATAATGAATATAGGATTGAATATAATAGGCCATTAATAGGGCCTATTTCTTTTTCATATGATTTCATAGAATTAGATGGAATATTTAGAAGAAAAATATATAATCCATTGGCAGAAAGAAAAAGTTTTAAATGGAAAAATAATACAAATAAATCAATAATTCAGGCATTAAATACAATTGATTATCATGTAGATACACTATATATAGTATCTTCAATGAAAGACTGCGGTCCATATTGGACGCTATTAGGTAAGCCATGCGCAATAGCACCAAACTCAGAAAGCTCATTATTTAGCCCTAATCAAGTAAGAATGATTAGACAAATATCTGACAAACAGATAATATGGTATGATAATGATACAACTGGAAAATATAATGCTATACGTCAAGCAAATCTATATGGATTTGATTATAAATGGAATCCACAAAATGGCCCTAAAGATCAATCTGATTATGTAAAAGAAAGAGGATTAAAAGAATTTAGAAAATTAATATTATGAGTTTAAAAATAGCAGTATATGGCTCATTGAGAGCTGGAATGGGTAACAATAGAGTGATTGATAGTTCTAAATTATTATCTTCAGAAAATGTATCATTACCATTTGAAATGATTGATTTAGGATCATTTCCGGGATTGATTAAGTCAAATAGTATCAATGATATTCATATGGAGATATATGAAGTAGACCCAGTTGTATATCAAAGAGTTGAAAGGCTTGAAGGCTATCCGTCATTTTATGATAGAGAATTAATAGAAACATCAGCTGGAGCAGCAGAAGTTTATTTTCTACCAAGAGATCATGGAAGAGAATATGAAAGATATCCTAGAGTAACAAAAACAAATAATTCCTATGATTGGGTAAATCATATAAAAAGAGTTAGAAATTCAAAATTCCATGAAAATGATTAAATATAGAATAGATATGTATAGAAAGTTAGCATCTTCACCTATTGAAACACCAGTATTTTTTAGGTCTCAATTTGTTACTATCTCCAAAGATAAAGAATTATCAGATATTGTTAGTTTATTGGGCAACTATCAGCCGTCAAGACTGCAAGATGATGAATATGATTATGTATCGTCAGATGGTGCATTATCAATAAAGGAATATAATGAAGATTTAAAAAAATACGTATGAGTTATCCTGTAAAATTAAGAACTAAAAATCATAGTGCTAATGGATTAAAAAATCTATTAAAAACTATACGTACTACCAAGCCATTTGTTGTAAGGCTTGGTAGTAGAACTCCTATTGAAATCATATTCCCTAAATCACATGCAAAGGCAATAGAAATCAATACTGTTCAATCAATTGAAAATAGTAGGAATAAATTGCTTATGAAAGATTGCTTTAAGGAATTAGAAGTATCACAATCTAATTGGTGGAAAGGACCGCATATTGACATAGAATTTTCAGAACCTAGATTTCCATTATTAGTGAAAAAGATATATGGATTTAAAGGGAAAGGGATGGTAAAGCTGGACAATGAAGAGCAATATCATGAATATGCTAATTCAACATATATAAATGATTGCTATTTTGAAGAATATAAAAACTTTGGTAAAGAATATAGAATTCATGCAACACAAGATGAAGTATTTTTATCTTGGAGAAAAATGAGGAAACTTGAAGCTGAAGAAAAATGGTTTTTTAATTCTACAAATTGTAATTGGATATCTGAAGATAATGAGCTATTTGAAAAACCTGAAATATGGGATCTAATGTGCCAACATGCAATTAAGGCAATTAAATCTACTGGATTAAATATTGGTGCAGTAGATGTTAGATGCAAAATGAATCCTAAAAATGAATCGGACTTTATTGTATGTGAAGTAAATAGTGCACCAGAACTTGGTGAAGTAGGAACAATTAAATATTTTGAAATATTAATTAAAATAATTAAAAATCATGATTCCAATTAGTTATACATTAAATAAATATTTGAATGAAAATGAAACCATTAAAAATTATTTTAATGTAACTGGATGTACTGAATATCCAGCTAAAGATTTCAGAGTATTAGAATATGTATCATTTCCCTTTTATATACTTAATAATGAAACATATAAAGAATTAGCAAGAGATGTTAAATTATTACTAGGACATACATATACTAAAAAGAAATATATGATTGAATGCTTAAAAATGATTGACAGCATTTTTAAAGACATGAAAGATAAAGATGGCAATCAATTTTTTAGACTATATAAATTCGAGGATTTAAAAAATAATATAAAAAAAATAACAAAAAATAACTGTAATTTAGTATTAACTGATAATAAAATTAATAGTCAGAATATATTAGGAAGGACAATTAATGAAACATCATTTAAGGATAATGATCCAGTTGGAATATTAACAGATTGCTACAATATTAGAAAATATTTTGATTGTAGAATTAAAATTGATAATTCACCAGAAAAACCAGGTGATTGCAGAAAAGTTCAATTTGCACATACTGCATTAAGGCTTATATATTGCAATAATTATAATATTATGCTGTATGCATTAACATTATATAAAAAATATAAAATTTCAGCTTATTATGCATTATGGTTGGCTTATAATCTTAAATATTCATGTAATTCAGATAATTCTAATTATGGTGATTTATTTAAATTTAATGATTCATTTTCAACAGAGAAAATATTTGGAAAAAGATTTGAAGATAAAAAATTAATATATTCCGTACAATCTCATTTTGATTCTGAAAAATCTGAATTTTATGAATATACAAAAAATAAATTTAAAAATAAAATATTTGAATCTAATAAATCAATAACTGAATTTATAACTGGACATAATAATTTTTCTCATGAATTAATTATTAAATCATTATCTAAATTAGATCTTTCAGATAAAATAAAAGATCTATATAATAAAGGCAAAGAATCAATTGAAGATATTGATGAAAAAGTTAATTTTAAATTTAATGATCAATTATTTAATTCAACAATTGTTAATGTTAAATACAAAGGTATAATCATAAGAGGCGAAAAATTAAATAGAATAATTTTTAAAGATGAAAATGAAATAGTGTTATCAGTATTACAAAATAGTAAATTTATACAAATTATTTAATATGGAATTTTCAATAGGTAGTGACCCAGAAGCATTTATTATCAATAATAATAGTGGGCTAGTAGTATCATCTAAAAGATTTACAGATGGTACAAAATCAAAACCAGAAGATTTAGGCAATGGTTATGCATTATTAAATGATAATATTTTAATAGAAGGAAATGTTCCTCCTGCTAATAATAAGTATCAATTCTTAGATAATATGGCACATTTATGGAAAACTATGAATCATAGAGCTAGCGAGAGAAATGCTCATATTCATAATTCTGATTGTGAAGAAATATCTAATGCTTTAATGGAAACAGAAGAAGCAAAAGAATTCGGCTGTTCATCATTTAATGATGCATGGAATGATTCATTTGAAATTGATACTCCTCAATTAAATGGCAATAATAGACCAGCTGGATGCCATATTCATATAGGATTAGACAATGCCTCAGAAAGCCTTAAAATGGCCATAGTTAGATCATTTGATATGTTTGTAACACTACCAGCATTAGAGATAACTGGTATGAATTACAGAACATCAAATCTATACGGATTATTAGGTGCTTGCAGGATTAAATCTTATGGTGTTGAATGTAGGTCTTTAGGTGGCACATTTTTTAATCCTCAATATTTTGGATGGATATATGACAATGTAAAAATAGCTGTTAATTATGCAGCTGAAAATGAAGAATTACTGTTAAATATGCCAAATATTACATCTTACATTGGAGAAGAAAGAATAAAAATTGTAAAGAATTATAAAAAATTATTCATTAATTAATAGTTATATATGTGTGGACTATGGGGCTTTAGCTCTACAAATAAAAAAAACTGGGATCCATTGAATCGCTTTAAATTTGAATTATTAGGCATTCAAATGGATTCCAGAGGGGGAGATGGTTGCGGTATAGCATATGATGGATTTGTGTTAAAGTCTGAAGAAATAAAAAAGTTTGATGATTTATTCAGAATCAATGATTTGATGCCAATTTCATTGAAATATCCAGCAATAATCGGCCATGATAGAAAAGCTTCAGTAGGTGAAAAATCATATGAAAATACTCAACCAATATTTTTCACTGAAAAAGGAAATGCCGAGGATGAAATATCATCAATATTAGCACACAATGGAACGCTATATAATCATCAAGAATTATATGATAAGCATAAAGCAGAAATACATTATGGATTAGATACATCTAAAATGTCTGATAGTCAAATGCTTGCACTATTAATTGAAAAAGTTGGTTGGTCAATACTTAATGAATATATTGGTACAGCTGCAATATTATATATGAATGCCAATGAAAATGGTGTAATATATGCTTATCATGGTAAGTCTCCCACAAGAAAAGATTTTGCAGAGACAGAAGAAAGACCTTTATATTATTGCATAGATCAAGATAATATATGGTTTTGCAGTACTAAAACAGCATTAAGAGTAATTGTTAAAGATGAGAAATTAATAGAGGAATTACCATTTAATAAAGTATTTAAAATTATTGGCAATTCTATGACTGAAGTTTTTGATGTCAATAGAAGTAATTCATTTCAAATTGAAACTATTGTTAAAGAATATCCTAAATCATTTCCAACAAGAAGTGAATATTCTATTCCAGGATATAAATATGGATATAATTATGGATACAATTATGGATATGGATATGATGATGATATATATGATGAAACATTATCTACTAGAAATAAATCAAATAACAATACAAATCAATTAAAATTAGCATATAATACAGTTGAAACTCCATTATTTAATGATGTTAAACCAACTTATTATCCAGTAAATACTTGTTATTGGGATAGGGGATTATATTATAGTGATGCAAAATTGCTGCATGGAATGGTGGCAATGAATAAATCTGGCGTAATTCAACATAATAAAGATAGAATAAAAAGTGAAAATTATTGTTTTTATTTCTGGAATGGAAATTTAATAAATAAAAGAACTGATTTTATTAAAGCAACATATTATTATGAAGACTATGTAAATACTATTTCACCAAAGCAAATGTTGATTGATATCTCACAATATTTTGCATTTCCATATAAAATACCGTCAGAAATTGGTGGAGACGATAATATATTGTATGAAGGAGGATCTAAAGTAACAAATTCTAAATTTAATGGGCATATTCATCCATTATTTACCACTAAAAAGTTAACATTTAGAGATGGAACATTAATAGATTTATTACTTAATAATTCATATGAAAAATTAAATAATGTTATTAATTTATCTGATACATGGCCAGAAGAATTTATTGAATGGGAAAAATCGCATTTAATTGAAATGAAAGATATTCAAAATGAAATGATTAAATCCAGTAAGATAAATAAAGAAAGCTATGAATGTCCAGAATGCATGGGTAATGGAGGCGGAATAGAAGATGTATGCGAAATGTGTAATGGAGACGGAATAGTTGCTAATGATATTATTATTGATGCTATGAAATATATTGTAGGAATGCAAGATGATGTAACAATACTTGCGGAAAGTGCAAAAATTGCAATTGCAATAAATAACATAGCAGATATGGGAATATCTATCCTGGAAGAGCCTAATGCGTCCGTATTAGGAAGTGAAATGTTATCTAAATTATATACAATTAAAGAATGTTTAGCAAATGATTGATTCAACAATAACAACATATGATGGTCATGAAGAGCATAAAGATCATTGTGTATTTATAAGAGGTAAATATTACCATAAAGAAAGGGATTGCACTTATTATGAAGGAACATATTATTCGCCATTTAGTAGATATTTAGTATTAGATAATGAAACAAATAAAAAAGTTCATTCATTAAATGCTAAATTAAATTTTGGTGTAATAAATTATATAAATGGCAAATATATACTTGGATATTATTCTAAGAATATAATAAAGAATTGCAATTTATATCTTCCTACAAAAATAAATACTGAAGAATTTAATAATATTATTTCAGAAATATCTTCCAGTAATCAAAATAGCATAGTAAGTGATAATATTCATCAGAATATTTTTATTGACATAATGGGTAATTCATTTGTTACAACTACAAGTACTGATGATATTATAGAATATATTAATTGTGAAAGATTGGTAAAATGTATGGACATTAATAAATTCATCAATAATGAAACTATCTTATCAATGAATTGCGATTCCTTATGCAATATTAATGATATAAAATCTTACAATAAATTTTACATTGATTTTAATAAAATATCTGCCATTACTCCATATGATTTTAATTTATCATATAATTCAGAAACTATGATGCAGACATTTCAATCATCATTTGAAAATAATAAATTCAATATGAGTGAAAATTCTAAATCATTAAGTAAATATATTAAAGATTTTACATTTGGTGTTGAATATGAAACTTGGGATGGTAGAATTCCAACATATCTATGTGCAACTAATGGACTCATACCTGTCAGAGATGGTAGTTTACGTCATGATGGAATATGTGGATTTGAATATGCATCAGTAATAATGAATGGTTTAACTGGGTTAAACGCTATAAAATCTCAATGTGAAGCATTAAATAAATATACAATATTCAATGAAAAATGCTCAATGCATATACATGTTGGCAATATAGAACGAACAAAAGATAATTTAATAAAATTATACCAAGCATTTTACAGTATTCAAGATTCAATATATTCAATGTTTCCATCTTGTTTAAAACATACTAGTGAATATAAGCTTAAAGATTATTGTTCTCCTCTTCCATTAATGCCAGATGATGAAAATGCAATTGTAAAATGGCTTAGCGATGAAACAGAGTTATTTAAGCATTTTGGAAGAAATCATCCAAGAGATATAAATTCTCAATCCAAATGGCATATTAATTCAAGATATTCAATATGTAATTTAAACAATTTCTATTATACTGATAGGGGTACTGTTGAGCTTAGAATATCAACCCCTACGTTTAATCATAATAAAGTTGTTGCATTATTATTATTGGTATGTTTAATAGTAGATGAAGCTATAAATAATAAATTTTACAGTACTGTTGAAGAATTAATAAATGCTACTATGGATGGTAATGAAAAAGATTGGATGATAAATTACATTAAGTTTAGGCAAGATAATCTTTCATTATTTAAAAAAGATGAAAATGGAAATGTTAAATATTTTGAAACAATGAAAAATGATAATGAAACAGGAAACGACGGAGACATTGCTTAAAAAGCTATATATAAGTCAGGATTTAATAATGGATTTGACATCATTTGGTTATCAGGGACATTTAATATCAGATTTCTATTTAGAAGAAGATGTTAGAATAGCCATTTCCGCATTAAATACAATTCATATGCATGAGGAAATGTATCCTTCATTACCATTTTTGCCATTTTCATTTTGCGATATAAATGATGTAAAATGTGTTATTATTGGTGGAATGCCCAATATGTCTAATATTGAAAAATGGACTGGGAGTGCATATTCTTATGATATTAAGAATCATAAAACTCTGTTTCATAATAAAGTAATAAAAGATCTTAATAAAGGAATTCCATATTTTAAGGATGTAGAATCAGATAATTATAGATTGCAAGATTCTGGCATTCTTATGCTTCATGAAACAATGTCTGTTAGCAGAAATAATTTTATGTCATGTGCTACATTTTGGACGCCAATTATTTTTAGATTATTAAATTATATATCTATTAATGATGCAAGCGTTCCAATTGTATTTACAACAAAATCTGCTAAAGAAACATACAGACTTGCTGTATTACTTTCTGAAAATGTATTTTCATTAAATTTAAAAGATGCAGATAGCATATCTGAAAATCCATTTATATTTAACGCAATACAGGTTGCAATAAATAATAAACGAGGTAAAGATAAAGTTGATTTATTAAAATTAATAAGTATATGATTATAAATAAACAATATTTAGAAGGATTACAATCATTTAAGACTGAGGGGGAGTATAGAGATTCCCCCTCTCTTAATTATTCAACATTAAAAAGAATACCAGAAGGGCCACAATGCTTAGTTGAAGAAAAAATAGAACATGCCAGAGATGCTTTTGCTGTTGGAAATTATGTAGATAGATGGTTTACAGATAATAATTCAATAAATGACATATATGAGCTTGAAAAACCTAAAATTGAGCTCAATGCATCATTAAATGTATTGTATTCATTTTTCATTGAATCTGGTGAAATCATTGATGTGCCATCATTAGATACTTGTGTTGAAGTTGCAAGACAATTAAAATTATGGGATTCTATTAAAGATGATGAAAAGATTAAAACTAGAATAACGGATGAATTTTTTAATAAGATTAATCAATACAATGAAAAATCTAATAAAATTCAATTAACTGAAGATCAATATGCACAAGCACAATCATCTATTCAAAATATTGAGAAAAATGAAGATGCTTTAAAATTAATATCTGAGAAAGAAGATCAATTTATAATTCCACAATTTAAATGGGAATTTGAAATGATTGTTCCAAGTGGTAGAATACATAAATTTAGGGTTATGTATGATTTATTATGCTTTGATATTAAGAATGGAACAATATCTGCAATTGATATTAAAACTGGAGCTAAAGAGTCTCATAAATTTGGGGAACAATTTTTAGAATACAGGTATGACATACAAGGCATATTGTATTATTTTGGATTATTAGCTCTTAGGAAGCAACATTTCCCAAATTGGGATAACATCAAGCCTTCTGCATTTAAGTTCCTTTATTCGCCTAAAAAAAGCAATAGATCTCCAATTATAGTATCATTAACAGATACATTTATTAAAATGTATGGAGATTTATTAAATTGTGGAAATAAAAAGCAAGATGGATTTTTCAAAATACTAGATGATGCAGATTGGTACATTGAAAATTGTATATTTGATAAGCATAGAATTATTGCAGAATCAAAAGAATCTATAGAAATTGATAAATTAATTTAACATGAATGTAGATTCAATTATAGAACTTTATCCGCATATTGAAAAATTAATAGGTGGAAGATATCCATTTGCACTAGGAGGATATCCAGCATTAGTTAAACAAGGAATATTAAAAGAATCTAGAGAGACAAAAGATGTAGATTTATGCGTATTTACAAATAGAGACTATCAAAGTGGAGGAGCAATAAGCTATTTTAATCATAACTTACATATCAACTTGGAAAATTGGAATAATTATTTTAAAAAAACATTAGAAGATAATGTAAATTATGAAATACAAATTGAAGACAATAGTTTTTCATTAAATTCAGAAAAATCAGTTAAAGATCAAAAAGATAAATTATTATTATTATTAGGAATAGATAAAATGGCAACTATATCATTAATTAGAAACGTTAATAGCCTGAAAAATAAGATAGTATATAATGCATCTGAAATGACTAGTAAATATTTATTGAAAACTGCAATATTTTTTAATAAATTTTCTGAAATAAATGACATTAATAAAATACAGTTTGATTTATTTTTCCTTAATTTTACAAAAATTAATAATTCAACAGTTATAATTGACGGAATAAGATATGTAGATTATTATGTTATATTAAAAGCTAAGTATGAATATTGTTTAAATAAATTAACTAATGATAAATCATTTGAAAAACATATAAATGATTTAAATGAATCTTTTAATATTGTTCATATTGATGGAGTTAATTTTCCTAAAAACGTAGATTTTTTAATTAAAAAGAGAGAAAATGAGAAAAATAAATGAGGAAATATTAATGAAACATTATAAATGTTCATGGAGAAGTGAATTATATCAAGCAATTGCATTAAATCCTAATGTAGATCTTATATTGGACGCAATGGAAGAGGCTGGAAGAGAGGCAGTTGTAAGTTATTCAGATTATAAAACAGAAAATTCAACTAAAAATTATATTCATGAAAAATAAATCATTATCTTATATATTACCGCTAATTAAAGGATGGTCTGCGAAAGCAGATTGTCCTATTAATTGCTATTCAAACACAATAGTCCCAAATTCACTAACAGTTTCATACTATAAAAATTCAGAATATCATGAAGAAGGAATAATAATAAGTGAAAATGATGAAATTATAAATATATCATATTTTATAATGGATGAATTTATACATGATTATAGAATTATATTAAAAGGTAATTATAGTAGAATTAGCGAAGAATGCAAACAGCTTATACTTGGAAGAACTCCCTCTATAACTGAATTTAGCAAAATAGAATCAGTATTTTATAAAACTAAAGGAAGAAAAAAGTATTTAGAAAATAAATTAGGAATATTAAATATTGATGAATATACTAATGAATATGAAAGTAAATTTAATGAAAGTGAAATATTTAATTTAGAAGAAGCATGATAGATAAAGCATTAAGATATAATAATGGAAAATTAGATTGGACATTATTAGACTTTAAATCTCTTGAGCCATTAGTAAAAGTTATGACTTACGGAGAAAAAAAGTATAATAGATTTAATTGGCAGAAACCATGTGATGATCCACGTCAGCATTTACAATCAGCAATGAGACATTTAGTAGCATTAATTAATAGCGAGGAATTTGATGATGAATCTACAGAACGTCATACAGGCCATGTAATGGCAAATATGATGATGTATAACTTTCATACAAGGCATATAAATGAATGACACAAAAGGTGCTATATGCGCAGCTTGCGGTACATGGCATTATCATATAATATGTCCTAAATGTGGATCAGTAGTTTCAATTAAAAAAGTTAATTATGAAAGCGAGAGAAGATGCAGAAAATCTAATTGATCAATTTTTAAGACAAATAATGTATTTACATGGAGAATGGGAATCACAAGTAAATGCTGCAATAGAATGTGCAATAATATGTGCAGAAAGTTCATTAAAAGCAAGCATGATGTCATCAGCATTAATTAAGATGCATTGGAAATTAATTATAATTGAATTAAATAATATTAAAAATGACAGATAGAATTATTATAAGACAATTAATAAGAGAATTTATAGCAAAATATTGCATTAAAATAGAACTTAATGATTCAAAAGAATATATTGATAATATATTAAAAAATCATGAAATAATTGAATACAATGAAATAAAATATTATATACCAAATCATAATTTTTTATTTACAGTAGATGATGATATATTGGGTAGAATGTTGTTTGCAACGTATAAAGTTTAATATTATGACACCGAAAGAAAAACTGAAAGCATTGCGTATATACGCTGTTATAAGCCGTTTTTTATTTCCATATCAAACGTGGATTAAAATGAGAGAAGAATCCAAAGATAAATACAATGAAAAATTATGCTACTGTGGACATACGTATAAATGTACTTGTGGTAATCCAGATAAGAAATGTTTTAATGAAAGTGTAAAGCGTGGTAGCATAATTTTGTGGGATGAAAATAATGGTTGGAATATTGGCTTATAACTTACTTATAGGCGCAACAAACATATAACAAAGGATTGGAGGAAATGAAATGAAAAAGCTATTGTTACTATTTTTATTATTACCAATTTTTGTAAAGTCACAAGACAGATATTTTGCAAAAGATAAGGCATTGCATGTAATATGTTCTACTAGTATTGCAGTTGGATCTACAAAAATTGCGTATAAGTTAAATCTAAAGAATCCTGAATTAATAGGATGTGGATTTGCGCTATCAATTGGAATAGCAAAAGAATTTCTATATGATAAATCAGCAAGTCCTAAAGATCTACTAGCAGATGGTGTTGGAATAGTAGCTGGATATTATTTAAACAAATTAATTCATAAAAAATCAAATGCCAGACATAAGTAAATGCGAAGGAACAGATTGCCCTTTAAAGGAATCGTGTTACCGATATACAGCTATAGATAGTGAATATCTACAGTCATATTTCATGAAAGCTCCTTATAATAAGGAAGAAGATAAATGTGATTACTATTGGAATAATAGTAAATATAAAGATTAAATGTCAAAAAAATACGTAAAGGTTCTAGAAAAGAAAAAATTAGGCAGAAAAAAATATCCATATGAAGAGGAAAAAGTACCTTTAACAATATACGTTAGACGTAATAAAATTGAGGAACTTGGTGGTAGAGATAAAATTAGAAGAATGCTTAACGATATTATAACATAAAAAATGAATAGATATATAACTTGCATAATTAAAAATGAATCAAAGCAAACAAAGATATATGAAAGTGAATCATATAAAGATTTGTTAAAGTTAATAAAAAGTGATAATATTGGGGATTATAAACTGAAATATGCACGAAAAATGAATCTAGATGGAAATCATCATTTTGGTATTAATATTTCAGCAAAAGCATATCAAAATCTTCTATAATGAATAAAAAAGTCAGAAATACTAAATCTTGGAATTATGATGGAGTAAAATTTCAATCAGGACTAGAGTTGTTCTGTTATAAGGAATTACAAAATAATAAAATTCCATTTATTTATCAACCAGAAAAACAAGTACTTCTTAAATCATTCAAAATTAATTTCAAATGCTATGAAAGTGTGGGTAAAATATATCGTGATGAAAATAAGAAAATTACTAATTCAACTAAGCGATTTGATGTGGTTGATTCAATAAGGGAGATAGCATATACTCCTGACTTTATATGTCCTAATAATACGTGGGTAATTGAAACTAAGGGGTTCGCAAATGATGCGTTCCCCTTACGTTGGAAAATGTTCAAGAAGAAATTAGTAGAAATGAATTTTACTGGATTACTATTGAAGCCAGAAAATCAAAAAGAAATATCACAATGTATAGAAATAATTAAAAATCAATGAATAATGAAATAATTAAAATATTTTATAATAGAGCTAAATTAATACAAAATTTAGATAAAATAGTTCTTAGCAGCAAAAAGAATAATCAAAATGATGGTCAACTTAGTTTATTTCAAGAAACAAATGTTAATGTTGAAATATCCCTAGATGAGCCTGAAGATTTCAATGCACTTAAAATGGCTGATGCTGAAAGAAATGTATTAGGTTTTGATATGTTATATTCTAGATTTGATGAATATTTCTCAATAAAATGTAAATATGCAAATGGAAATATGGCATTATTATTAGATGATGAAATGGATCATAATATTACATTGTTAGCAGAAATAAAGCTAATAGAATATAAAACAAGTCAATATGGCAATAAATATGCTAAATTAGTATTTTCCGATAATACTGGAGAAGATAAATTATATTTATTTGGTAAGTTATATGAGAAAATGATTGCTAAATGTTTTTTAGATAAAATATATTTATTAACATTAAAAAAGTCTGAAAAAGATTCTAGTAAAATGGATATAGTTAATTTTATGCTAGCAAATGATATTGATGATGCATGCATATCATCCAAAAACTTATATGTAACTACGACATCAAATCACCTCCCACAATTAAGGATGTATTTAAAATGCTTTATGATGGGAGATGATCAAGATGTAAATATTAAATTAACAGATTTAAATATTACAATGCCATCAGTATGTAAATGTTCTGTTAATAATGAGAATTTATTAGAAATGAGTAAAAATGGATTTGAAATACAATTAAGATAATAAAAATGTATAATATAGAAATAATTAAAAAAGCAGGTGAAATGAGTTCTTTTAGTAATTCAGACATTAAATATTTAATATCAATGCTAGATGGGGCAAAGCAAATACTGTATCCAGAAGGACTAGAAGAAGATGAATCATTTGAAGTAGCTAAATACAAGCCAAATTCTTTATTAGATTTTTTCGAAGAATTTTGTGAGGAAGTTAAAATTGAACCATACAGAATGAAATCGTTAGTTAGGAATAGAATATTAACTGATCATAGATGCGTATTTGTTGCATTAGCAACTAAATTATTTAAAAATTCAACTCAAAATGATATAGCTAATTTAATATCAAGAGATAGGAGTATGATTCCAGCTTATATGAAAGAGGTTAAATCATGTCATGAAAAGCGACAATTATATAAAAAAATAAAAAGATCAATGAATTTATAATCATAATAACATGAAAAATTTAACAAGTATTTTACTGGCCGCATTGATTATGTTAAGTTGTACTGATTCAATGCAATATATATTAAAGTCAGATACAACAACAAAAATTCTTTTTGTAGGATCAAAATCAGTAGCTTTAAAAGGTACAATGTCTGGCAAGATTAGCTGTGTAAGAGGATTTTTAATATCAAGATACAACATTCCAACATTTAGAGATAAAGAAATTCAAATAGAATGGTGTAATGATGGAATTGATGACTTTTCTAAACTTATAAATCTTGAACATGGAATAACTTATTTTGCAGTTTCATTTTGTTACTACCCAAGACATGCTGATGATGTTTCATATGGAAATGCAGTATATTTTAAAACTAAATAAATTATGGCACAAATATCAATAGTAAGAAAAGCTTTAAAGGAAGAATGTGGTACATATTTAAGTAGAAATGACCTATATCGGGCATTATGCGATTATAATACTAATAAATTAAATATAGGACTAACATTAGGTAAATTAAATCAATTATTAATAGATAAAAAAGATGAAATGTGTAAATTTTCAGATTTTATAATTGATGAATTTGAGCCTATATACAAATAGAAAAGGGGGGCTCAACCCCCCCCTAATTTATTGTTTATTTTGAATTACTCCAGCTGCTCTATCTTCTATTTTATATAAAACATTTATTATTGGTAATGTTCTAGCAAATTTCTTTTTAACAGATTCATCATCATAATATGAATTTCCCTCAAGATGTTTTATAAATCCTTCTCCAAATTTTTCATAATCCACCATGATTCCAAGTGCAGGAATTAAGTTATCAGTAGTAGTCTTAAATGACATTGGATTCATATAAAATGTTATATCTTGAATTATTTTATTTGATGTATTAAGCATCATATATTTCCATTTTTTAGATTCTTTATCATCATCATCCATTGATGCAGATATCAACAAATATGCACTCATTAACAATAGCAATGTTTTAAATTCATACAGTTGCTTTCTGACATTAGCCATAAATAATTTCTTATCCTTACCTAGTAATTTAATGCCATCAAATGAAGATTCTCCTTGGAATAATAATAATTTTAAAAATACTTTAGATAATTGAGTTGTGCCAGATATAAATCCTTCTTTATTTACAAAATTATATAATGTTCTGTAGGTACCTTCAAAATCACGTTCTAGTACCCCTAATTCACTTCTAGGCGCAAATCTGGCATACACACCATCTGCAAGCCAAGATAGCCTATATTGAGACACTAGTCTACCTAATGCATATCTTTTGATTGCAGGAGAAGTTTCTTTTGACATATTACCATAAAGTAATTGACTTACAAATTTGGATTTACTAATAAATGTAGACATTTTTCTATTGCCAACTAATGATTCTGGCCTAGCACCCCAATCTTCATCAACGCCAAATTCTTTTTCATTCCAGCTTCCATCTGCATTAAATGCCTCAATAAGACTTCTTTCCCTTCCGGTTAAATCTTCAACTTTTTGATTATGCATCATTGCATCTAAAACTCCAAGACGAAGTATGTAATCACCTTCACTAAGCCATCCCATAGGAGATAGTGCACTAACATTGAATCCAGCATTATTTGAATCACCACCATAGTGTTCTGGCAATAACCCATATCTCATGCCCAAGTTATATAATTTATTATTAGATCTCCCAGATGAGTTTACAGTGTTTTTAAGAGACTTTGTAGCATGCATTATACCATTGATAGCTTCATTAGGAGTAAACTCAGTTCTACCAGCTGCATGAGACATAATTTGAACTATTCCTGAACCAATATTAGCTACTGCTGGAAATGGATTATATGCAAATACCTTATATGCACCAAATGTAATTAATCCATCAACGATCTTAGAGCCTACAACATTTTTACCTAAATTATCTAAAAATTTATTATAAATGCTTGACTTATAATTAAAATCTTCTTTTGTTATATCACCATTATCATGAGAAAATTCCATGTCATCTAAAATTTTTACCATATTTTTATAGGCAGTTTTTTCAGATTCTACTGTAACTAATGATGGATACTCTTTGACTATTTTAATAACAGCAGCTTCTTGTCCAAACTTAGAAACTAAATCATTAAATTTCTTAATAATAACAATAGCTTTAGCTGGATCAGCAACAGATATCATTTTTTTAGTTGGATCAAATACTTTCTTTCCAGATACAGCTTCTTTCTCACTACTTTTATTGTATAAAACATTATTTAATACATGATCTATTAATTTTTTTAAATTAGTAAGATCATTTTTATTTTTAACATTTTTATTTGATGCCGCAACGTCTATCGTTCCATCAGCCCTAAGAACATTTTCGTGCATATTCTCAACCATATTCTTTATAAGCAATGTATAATCTTCTATGGCAGATAGATGTTTGTGTGCAATAGCCATTTTTGAAAATTCAATTAAACTTTCTTCAAGATTATCACTTTTGTAATCTGCACTTATATCTTTTAAATATCTTACTGGAATAATGTTTCTAGGATTGCCATTTTCATCAAGATATTGCAATTGCATTCCATTGCCAGATGTTATTGATTCAATAAGAGTTTCAGACATAGAAGATGGAATACCTTTCATTCCATTTTTAAGCATACTGGCCATCATTCCTTTTTTAATATTAGGAATAAATGTTCCATCTATTTTAGTAGATGCATATCCTGGCAAATAAGCTAAATGCTTTGCAAAAATATCAGCATATTTATTATAAAATCCAAGCATAGTTGGATTTGATTTTACATTTAGATCAAATCTATTGTCATAATTTCCAAGACTATTATTATTTTCATCTACTCTCAATGGAACTTCTGTAATATATTTTGATATAGTATTAAATGTTCTTAAATCATCAAGACTATCTCCATTATTATAAACATAATTATGATATTCTATTGGAGATGTGTTTTTAAGATTTTCATCAATAAATACAATGGATTCTTCAGCATCCTTACCATTGGCAACATTTTCTTTTTCTTCATCTATTAAATTATTATGAAGATCTTTCCAGTTATTATACTTTTCAACTGCTTCTTCGATTAATAAATCAGAATAATTTTCATCATCAGTAATTTCAACTAATCTTGCCTTAACTTTTTTCTTTCCAGCCTCAGTAAGACAGTCTTCTGGATTAATAGTATAAACATTATTCTTTATTGCAGAAGATTTTTTCTTAATTTCTTTTAATAGTAAAACATCAGTATTTTCAGCTTTACTGTATTTGATTTTATTTATTTTTTCTTCAAATTCTTGATCAAGCTTTTCTTTAAAATTATAATATGTCTTACTATATCTAGCAAGCATATTACCATCCCATTTGCCATCATCATCGATTGATAATAGATCTTTAAAACTTAATCCATTATCTTTTAAATCTTTAAATAGCTGCCTAATTTCATTTGCTGTTCCAAAAAACTCATTAGTAGATCTTTGACTAGCAGAACTTAAAAATTTATGCAATAAATTAACTACTGGTTTCCCTGTATAATGACCAAGTCCTCCAAGAGTCTTTCCTCCATATGATGAAATATCTGATTCATTTGATAAATTTCTATCTGGAATTATTAAATCGTATAAATCTTTACCTATATTTTTTATAAAAGATGGAATTACTTTTCTATGAAGATAATCAAAAGAGGTATTATAAGATTTTCCCTGAATAGCTAATATACCATCCAAAGTCTTTTTATCAAGTGTCATTTTTTTCTCAAAGAAATTTCCTAAATTTTGCCACATAGAAATAGCACTACTAGCAGCTAATAATTCTTCAGCTCTAGGATTTTTAGAATAAATTATTGAATTTATCCAAGATGCACTTTTATCATATAGCTCAGATAAATTTTTTATTGTTTTATTTTTAAATAAATTATATAATTGAGATCTTAATTCATGTAAATTTTTTTCATGATTATCAAGTTTTTTACTTAATTCAGCTATTCTATCTATTCCTTCTTGGCTTTTTCCAATAGATTTCATCTCATTGTTAACATCAGAAATTCTATTTTCCAATTTGCTAATTAATGATTTTAAATCATCAGATCTTGATTTTATTTTTTCAGCAATGGTTCCAATAGCACTTCTTAAATTTACGTTAATCGGAGAGTCTGTAAAAAATGCATAATCATCATCAAATATATTATCACCATATGCATCTCTTAAGTCAAATCCATCATCAAATATATGATCTGAAATGTAATCTAAAGGATCTTCAAATTCTAAATTTAAATCATCTTCATATATAGGCTCTTCGTTTAATGTACTTTCATTATATACTTCTTCATTTAAATCAGAATATTCGCTAGAAGGATCATAATCATCTATATCATTAGATTCATTTTCAACCCCCATATCAGGATCCTCAATAATTTCCTCATCTTCAGGCTTCACATTACCTTCTGAATATTTATAGCTTTGATTTATAAATTTTTCACCAAAATTAATATTGAAATTTAATAGCATAAGATTACTACTATTATTCAATATCATTTTTTCATTTGCAACATCATTCCCTAATTTATAATAATGATTTTCACCATTGCTTAAATTATAATCATCTAGCTCCCTGATTAATTGCAATGCAGTATCTTTATTTATGCTAGCTGAAATATCAAATTTCTTAATAATAGGAGATATTATATTTAAGTATTTTTTAATACCTTCTTCTCCATTATCAGTAATAAGCTTTTTTAGCGTAGAATCTTGAATATTATTTATTTCGCATGCCATAATTAACTACATTTGGTTTTAAATATATTATGATTTAATGCATATCTAAAGGATTCTCTTTCTATCTGACTTGCTTTGCCCAAGAAATCTCTTACGGTTCCAGATAATCCCTGACTATTATTTTCTTCTATTGATTGATATTTTGATGAAATATCTTTTTTTATTATATCTTTCTTTTTAGAATCTCTAGTATCCATTAATTCACTAGTAAGTAACATATTTTGAAGCATTGCAGCCTCTAAGATACTTTTTGAATTAACACTATCTCCATTAAAAAATTTAACTATCGAATCAAAAAATGATGAAAATTTAGAAAATAATGTTTCTAATAAAGATTTATTTTTTTTAACTTTTAATTCTTTATATGTTTCATCTTTAAGATATACATTATTCATTAATTCTTGAATATGCTGTCTTGATGATAGTTCAGATATAAATTCTTCAGGACTAATAAACATATATAATGATCTTTTAAGTTCGGCTTTAGCGTCTTCATCAGAACCATATAAATCCGCAGCTATCTCAGATATGGAATTAGTTGATTTTCCACTTTTCAATTTATATTTTATCTTACCTTTTTTTACAAAAGTACCATAAATTAATTGATTACCTTCATATTCAAGAATTGATCCATTAACAGGATTTACAATTGGCAATTCAGAAACAGCATCTGTTGCATCTGAAAATATCTTATCTACACTATTAGCTATTTCGGCAAATTGCTTATCACCACTTTTCCCTAAATTATAAGATTCAACCATTATAGCATGATGAATTTCATGCAATAAAGTTTCTTTAGCAAAATCAATAGACCCTGTCTGATCCGTCATTTTACTAAGCATTTTAGTATAAATTATTATTTGCTTTTTACCCTTAGTTATATTAAATTCTGCTATATCTCCAGATTCTTTAATTTCATCGCTATGAATCACATTAATATCACCTATTTTATCTGATAATTTATCAATAATGGCAGACATCCAATCTGAATATGTAGTGCCAATTTGCCTTATAATTGGCACTAAAGAACGGATATTAGATTGTTCTGAAAGCATCTTTAAAAAGAATGTTTTTGCTATTGTAAAATCTTCAGAAAAAGAATCTATATCAGTTGTTCCACCAATATAATATTCTTTTGATATGTTGTCAGATACATAATCTGAAAAAAATGAATTATCAAATAATTTTCCAGATTGCTTTAATTTATTTTCTGCCATTATCTTAGCAGAACCCCTGAGTATTGAATGATCAGATTTTGTATAATATGCAACATATGATCCACCATCTTTTGCATATCCACTATACACATAAATATTATTATGTTTTGATTTCTCTGAACTTTTAATAAAAAGAGGTATGTTTGCTAATGAAAATTTAGGACCAACAGATACAATATATTTACCAATTTTATCATTAAAATTAGATGGCATTGATTTAAATTTCACATCTTGATTTGATACAAAGGAATTTATTTCATGTTGATATTGGGGATTATTTCGATAAAATAAATTAATAAATTCATTTACTGATGCATCTGAATTATTTTCATTTACTTTTTTAGCTAATTTATTGTAAAATTCAATATCATTTAATATATCAGTAGGTATTATTTTTATAAAACCAGATCTTGTCTTATTGCCATTAGTTAATAATTCATAAAATATAATACCTTGTGCAATTTTTCTAATTTTTTCATCTTGACTCTTAGCCATATCATAAAATCCATCAATTGCAGCTTCCATATCTGCATTATTTATCATGTCTGCATTAAATGATATATGAGTATTAGATTTATTTATTGATATAGATCTAATAAATTTATTATTTTTATATTTATTATTTTTTTGCAATAATCGAACATCTCTAGCTAAATATTTACCAAGCTGATTTATATTTGCCTTAACACCATATTCCTCTGTTACTACTTTTGTGAATATATAAGTTTTATATCCATCTATTGCAGATGATACAAAATTTGAATAATCATTTGAATTCATTTTATTGTATGCAGACAATTTACTTATAATTGATTTTATTGCAGGATCATCATATCCCATTACGCTATCAATTTCATTAACAACGCCTTTTGCTGTTGCTAAATTATTTCCAGTAGTATTTAATCTTCCATTTAATGTTTGAGTATATTTTTGACTATTCGCTAATCCTAAATTGTTATTTCCATGATTTATAGATTCCAATAATTTAGAATTTGCAATAGAAGATGTTTTAAATTCCCTGTCAAATGAAGTATTATTATTAAGTGCAAATATTTTTTTTGACATTTTCGATAATGGCATAAATATATTATCAATTATATCAATTTGCTTTGTCAAATATTCTAATTTCTCATCATATAATGCATCTACGTTTCCAAGTAATTTTTGTCCTAAATTATATATTTCAAATAATTCAGATTCATCATAATTTAATGATTTCATCTTATCAGAAATACTTTGCGCATCAGAAAGTTTTACCCCCAATTTATCAGCAAGTTTCTGTTTTGCACGTAATACTGATTGACCTATTTCTATATTTTTAATTTCACTAATTATTCCTTTAGAATTTGATTCTATTTTAGAAGACATTTTAACTATCTCCTGATTAAGGATAGCTGGAACATATTCTAATGATAATGAATTATTTTGATCATCAGATAATATCATTAATGTTGCAGCAATATTGAATGTTAAATCATTTAGTCCATTAGGAATTAAGTTTCCATTTTTTGCATTATCAATTGATTCAGATAATAATATTACAATATTACGCAAAGAAGTTCTTTCTTCATCGCCTATTGTTGATGTTGAATATGGATTAATTAAATGCAATTCTAAACCATTTGATCCTCCTGGAGCCCTTAGTTTTTTAATTGATTTTTTAGGGTCAAATTTTATATCTTTTCTATCTGCAAGAATAACTGATGACATTAATTTTGCATAAATATCTATTCCGCTATTTGCAGATTGCTGAAGTCTGTACTCTTCATTTTGTCGTGCTATAGAGTACCAAGGAGACTTTGGATTTATTGAGAAATACTTATTACCAGTATTCTTTAAATCAGGTGCATCTAGAGCTTCTAATGCACTTTGAGCAACTTCTGGATGGCTAAGTACTGATTCAAAAATTTGAATATAATCATTTTGCAATGCTTTTTCAACTACTGTATTAAAATCTGGTTTATTTTCATCTTCAAAATTATCATTAATGAAAGAATTTACATTATCATTATTTATAATAATATCACCATCTTCAGTGTATGAGATAAGATTTGATGGAGTACCTACCAATCTATTATCTTTTGTAAGAAATGAATTTCTCCAATACTGATACAATTTATCAATATCAAAGTCGGCACCTGTTTGAGTTACAATTTCTTGAGGAACAAAACATACAGTGCCCATTAATTTAGGGGAAAATCCAACTATTTGAAATAGCACCTGAGATTGATGAAGCTGATTTGGAAGCCTCATACCAATTATTTTAAGTAATTCTGGATCTATTTTATTAACATCCTCAATGCTAAGTTTTCCACCCATTGATACAAAATCAAAAGGTACAATTATTTCAGCTGTTGCAGTTGTGACTAATTCTCCATTTTCCATTGTTTTAACAGTTGTATATCCAAGAGGTTTGCTAGCATCCCTTCCATTTAACCATACAACGTCATTTCCTGCCTTTGAAGACATAACCTTAACTTTGCCTCCACCAACCAATGAAAATTGAGGATTTGCCCTTCCAGGACGATCTAATTTAATTGCATCTCCATTAGCTGAAAATAAAAATTGTTCAATCAACTTTCTTCCATGTGACCATAGGAGAGGCAATCCACTTTTATTTACAGATACTAACGAATGGGCCTCATTATTAGATACACCAGAATCAGCCTTGATTGACCTATCTACAATGCTATCAATATCATATTTTCCATCAATTTTAAGTCTAGCATCAATATTAGCTTTAGCCCTTTTAGATAATTCAATATTTATGGCATGCTTTATATTGTCAAGATTTTCTCCGCTTATTGCATTGGATCCATTGAAATCTTTAAAATTAAAAACCTTATCATATAAGCCTCCAAGTATTGATTTATCAGCTTGCACTACATTGGTAATATATTCATCTCCAAAGTGAGTTGGAGTTTCTTGTTGATAACCAAAGCTTGACCACGGCAATTCTTCTGAGCTTTGAGATATTTTTTCATATATAGATTGAACAGTTGATCCAGTGACAAAATTAGATTGTTTACCATATATTTTAGCAGGAGTTTGTAATCCCTGCTTAACTGCTGATGCGTGAACTATTCTACTAATATGAATGTCTTTAGATGGATCTTCATTGTAGCCTACTTCCATTGCAGCACGAAGATTATCTAAGTCTTCATTTATTGATTTTGTAAATTGAGCTAATAATGGAATTTCAGCTGATTTTATAAATACTTTGCTAACAACAGACTCTGCACCTATAGATTTAACTAAATGTGCAACTTGTCTAGGCTTCCCTGCTCCAATAAATAATTTACCAATATATTTGTCTGCAACTGTTCCATCTGCTTGATATTGTCTTCTCATTAAAATAAAATCTTTTTCATTAATCCTTCCAGATCTAAATAAAGATTCTAATTTATTGTAAAATGAAACATATTCCATTCCATCAGTTCCTTTTCCAGTATATTGTTTTATTTGTTTTTGGAATTTTTCTGGCAATGAAGACAAATATTTTTCACCATCAGTCAACGCATCTTCAATAAATGAAACTTTATAATTTTGCTTTCCAGTAATTACTAATCCATTTTTTAATTTTATTTCATATGTAGAAACAACATCTGTTGCAGGAGATATATCAGCAGATAATCGTTTTTGATATTCATTCATAAACGAATCTATTGCCAAATTAATAGATAGCCCATTAACATCAGCTACATTCATTTCTTTCAAAACTTTTTTGACAGCTGATACTTTGCTCTCAAGAGACTGCTGTGATGTTGCAGGATCAGATGAGGCTATAATCCCCATATTACCCATAACAGAAAAAGTATTCATATTAGATTCAATAGACAATACAGATAAAACTCTTAGCATTTCATCATTAAAAGCGGTATTGCCAGATAATGTTTTTAATGCCATAGATATTTTTCTAGACTGCTTTGTATTTGCTCCTGAATTTTCCAATAGCTGCAATGTACGAAATGGATTAAGTAGCTTTATATCATTTTCAGGAATATTTAATATTTTAGATAAATACGAATAATCTTCATCCGAAATTAATTCTGATTTTTTAACTAATTGATTTGCTGCTTCTCCTGATGCATCATCTAATTGAGACTCATCTATTTGAGATTCATCAAATTCAATTTCATCTTCATTTACAGTAGCATTTGTTTTAGATTTTTTTGTTATGAAAGGAGCATATCCTTTAGAGACTCCCCATTTATAATTTATTAAATTAGTAAACATTTTTCCTTTTCCTGCAACAACTAATCCATTTGCCTTCCAAGAAGAAATATCTGTGCTTATTGATTCTATAAAATTTTTATATAATGCTTCTTTAAATAAAATTTCATTTGTTGAATTAGATAAATCTAATTTCTTAAGACCTTTTTCACTTATTGTTCCATCTGCATTTCTATCTATCAATGAATTTAAAGATGCCATTGAATAAAAAAACTGAGAATTATAAATATAATTTTTACCAAATATTCTTTCTAACTCTTTTGCTTTATTTTTATATGTTGTAGTGTTAGAATTATCTTTATTTGTTACAGCAAAAATCATTCTGTCAATTTCTGCAGCAATAACACTCATTGAATCATGCATTAAATCACTTTGCATAATCCTAGCTTTAGCTCTAGGTGATATTATTAAATTACCATTATCATACGATATAAAATCTGTAAGTGCAATTTTATTTCTTTCAGCTTCTATTGTATATGTGACTTCAAATTCTTTTCTTGGAACTTTAAATGATGGAGATTTTTTCTTGTCAGATTTAGTAGTATCTAATATTCTAGTATATTTTTCTCCACCAGACTGAAATGCCTGCAATGCGCTAAATGTCAAATCAACTTCATTTAAATCATTTCTAGTTTTTCCATTATTAGATCCAAAAGATTTTAATCCGTAATTTTCTTCATATGAAAATATTCTATTAAAATTTTCACTTCCAAATCCATCTTTACCAAACATTGACAATTTACGCAATCCTATTGAATTTGCTATAGAATTTCTAAAGGATTCATTATTTAATAATTTTTTAAATAAATTATCATTAGGAGTTGGTTGATTATAATTATAGCGCATTCCATTAGATCCACTAGTTTTTACGCCAGCAAATGAATTTGAAAAATATCTATTGCTATTTTTACCTTCAATGCCAGATAAAAATCTAAATGAAGTTTGATTTAAATCATCAATAAATTTATCAACAACAGATTCTGCAGATAAATTTTCTATTGATGATTTATTAAATTCAGACATTATTGTTGCTATAGATCCAAATACACCACTTTTTGTATGTGCCTTGTCGAATGACCTAGCTGATAAATTATATCCATTTTTAGTACTATATAGTTCTTTATCTCCATCCTTAAGCGCATTAAATGTATCATTAGAAATTTCCACTCCAAGTTGATTCATCATTGTTTTTGCTAAAGATTCAATATTTGAATATTTATCATCTTTAGATTTCTTGAGACTTACATCTTTTGCATTATCAATAAATTCATTTCCTAAATCATTTATATATGAAATAATTCTATCTGGATTTTCATCTAATCTAGAGGAAATTATATCTAAAGAATTAGTTATATCTGAATTCCATATTCTAGCTACTACTTTGCCTACATTTCCACTGTTAGCATCTCCAACATTTGTTTTTGATGCATCTAATTCATTAAATGATATTTGTACAAAATTATTTCTAATTTTATTTAATGATACTTCAAATTGAATTTTTCGTTGAACACTACTATTATCCATTATATTATATACTTGATCAAATAAATTGTCTGCTGGATGTCGCTTAGATTCATTTAATATCAATTGCTTCATACCATCAAATGTATTATCAGTACCCGAAGTAAGTGTCATTAAAACCTGCTTATATACATATGATTGGTCTAATAATTGAGATACGCCAAGATTATTTTTACCATAATCCAATAATCCCATAAACATAGCCTTTATGCTTGTAGCTGAGAAATCTTTAGGATCTTTACCCAAAGAATCATCTGCATCAAATGTTCTTTCAGTTATATCATTTTTTTCAGTCTCCTCTAGATTTAAATTTTCTAAGTCTGCATTTTCTGAATTTAAATCAATATTAGGGGATGATCTTAATTTCTTTTTATTTTTAGATCTAATACGTATTCCATTCAATTCCAATGAATTAACTGCTTCTTTTTGCAAAGATTGCCATGCCATAGGATCTAATATTCTATCATAAGATCTAATTGCAGAATCATATCTATCAATCAATCTGGAATCATCTTCTGTTTTATTTTTTTTATTAGATAAGGATAATTTTCTTTGAAGTATGGTTTCTTTTAATGCACTAATATTTTCTTTTGCTTTATTAAAAATTTCTAGTAAATTAGGAGATCTATTTTCTATAAAAGCAGCAGTAACTCCAACCAATATGCTATCTACACCAGCACGTTTTTCTGTTAAATTAAGAGTTTCTCCATTAGAGGTTTTAATTCGTGATGAAAAATCTTTTTTGGGTCTATTGTTGGATTGATCTGGGCTATATTTATAAGATAAATCTTCTTGATTCTTCATGTTATTATATGCGGAATCAAGATCTTCCTCAGATAATGATTTGAGTATAAGCTTTTTAATGTTTTCATTTAACTTTTCAAAATCGCTTATAAATGGTAATCCATTATTAGAAACATTGCCATTAGTTTTATTCCATATATAATATGCTAAATTAATATCTCCTAATCTATTATGAAGATTTAGAAATGATTCATGATTAACATTGGGACATATTATTTTCTTTGCCATATTATATTATTTAATACAATTTAATAAATTATCTTCACCTTCACTCTGTTCAGTACTATCTATATTATCATCAATACTTATTGATTTTGAAAATCCATAATCAGTAACAGATGATTTAACATTATCTGAAAATAAATCATTATCTGCATCTTCAGTATAACTAGAGTCAGATGATGTGTTAATGCTTCCTGCAAGAAAATCGGGTATTTGCATAATAATGTTGTCTTCATCGATAATAGTAGGAGCCTGAGTTTCCCCAGGCTCACTAGCTTTTAGCACTTGCCTTTTTTCTTTGTTGGCATTGCTGGTTGGAACGGTTTTTTTGTTACTTGCTTTTTCATTGCTTTTTGATTTTAATCGTGAAACACTAGAACCTGTTGTTAAGATTATATTAGACGTATGTATGGCTCTTTCTAAACTTGAAGTTATTATTAATGGAGTAGCGCCTATTTGCTTGCCAAGATCGGCAGCCTGAGATTCACCAAGTTTTGTTAATTTAGTATCATCTGATCTAAAATTATTCTTTTTATTATCTTCTGTTTCTCCATGCCTTGCAATATTTAAAATACCATTATCACTATTTATTTTAAATGATGCACCAGTATTGCTATCTAATTTTATATATTCTTTTCTAAAATTTTCATCAAATTTAGATGGTCTACCCATTGAATCCCATAGCCTAATAAGTCCAAATGCAGTATTATGAGTTACAATAGTAGAATTATTAGGAGCAGATTTAATTGCTTTAATTAATGATGATTTAACTCTATGTGCAAATGTATTAAATGATTCACCTCCATGTATTGCATCATTAGGATGATTAAGAATCATGTCGTTAACTTCATCAATTATATCTTGATTTTGATCAGTACCTACTAAATCTCCTAAATCAAATGTTTTAAGATTATCATCAGGAGTAATATTATTTGATATTGGAGAAATAGTTTCTTTAGATCCAATTTGATCATCAACACTAAACTCTAATACTGGTTGTAAAAAATATACATTTTTCTCAGATTCACCTGATCCAATTTTTCCAGCAGCTTTAAAATTAATTGATCTACTTTTCATATAAAAATCACTAATAGATTTTGCTAATTCAGAATGACTTAAATCGTCATTTATAATTACTACGCTATTAGGTACGCTTTTATGATAATCATTCTTGAGATGCTCACGACTAAAATTGCTTTTCATTCCAGCAAAATCTGATACTAATAAATTTGCTAGCTCAGTGCTAATTTTTTCATTTTCATTTATAATTTTACGCTTACCATTACTCGACCATGTTAAATAAAACTTACCATTATTTTTTGTTGAATACCCTAAATTAGCCTGAGCCAATTTATGATCACTGATCCAAACAAATTGAGATAAATACTCTCTAAGACCAGCTCGTCGTATCCTTCTCATGCCATCATCGGTAGATTCATTCATTGGAGCATTTTTTCTATCATGCCATCTGGCACCAAGATCATATAATATATCTTTAGTATTCTGAGATTGAAATAATGATATTGCATTTAATATTGAAGATGCATTTTGTACTCCAACACCATTATCAATAGCCACCTCTGGAGATAATAATCCATTTGCAGTTGGAACCATAACAACTGGAACACCATTTTCTAATTCAGTTCTAATAGAATCAGGTACTTGATTTCCATCTATACCAACTGCTTCTCCTCCTTCAATAGTTGCCCATAATCTGCTTGGATCTCCAGTGTATTTAGCTACATCTAATGCTAAATCAGGAGCATTATCCATAATCATTCCAGCAGTTTCAGTTGCCATGACTGTACCAGCTCCTACAGCAGTTATTTTAGATTGTATATTAAATGTTTTATTTCCTTTATTGAATTGCTTTTTAAATTCTTCCCTTAATTGCTTTATCTCTTCAACTTTAGCTCTAATAGTTTTTTCGTCTTCAACTTCTGCTATATGGGTTCTAGATCCAGAATCATCCTTTTCATTAAGCCACATATGCTCTGGAAGATATCCAATTAAATCTTTTTTGCCATTAGATAATATATATATAGCAATTGGCATTTCAAATTTATTTGCATCACCATATTGCTTATTGTCCTTAGCGGCTTCTTCTGCAGATATAGTTTTTGTTTTCATTGTTCCATCTGCATTCATAATTGGTCTACCGCTGCTATTTCTTGCTATCGATGGAATTGGACCATCGGCAATCTCCATAACTATATCTGCATGTTCAGTAAATTCTATATCTGAATTTTTTAGAAACTGATTATTAACGCCTTCTGGCTTGTTTTTCATTACCCATAAATCACCAACCTTAACAAATGAATATTTCAATGCAAGGTAATTAACGGCAATAGCATTTATTCTTTTTTTACCAGATGACAGCGTTTTATCTTGAATATCTTTTTTTATAATAGTGGCTTTAGATCTTCTATCATTAAGATTAGATCTAGCATTTGATTTTTCCTCAACTGAATTAGATATAACTTCTTGGGCTTTTTCAGATGCAGTATATACGCCACGTTTTCTATATTCAGATTCAATATCTACATTTTCGCCATTATCAATTCTATCTAATACATCTTGAACCGTATTAATGTCTACTTTAAAATTGCCAATAGTTAGAGTTACGGGACTCTTAGCATCAGCAAATTTATTATCTATATTAGATAACTTTCCAGTTCCAAAATCTTTTTCTGAAGATAAACCTTCTCTATAGGATTCTATTGAATTATTTAATCTAACTGCTCTTTGCGATATATCAAATAAAGCATCATCATCTGAAGTAGCTTTCTTAATATAATTTAAATTTAATTTACTTCCAGTAGGATTAGGCTCTAATGAAAAATATCTATCATCAGATTTCTTAGCTCCTTCTTCTTTGAATAAATGGATAGATGGATTTTCATAGTCAAAATTATCCCCAGTAATATCTTTAAATGATTTATCAGATATTTGAGTTTGAGATCTTCCTCTCTCAACTATATTGCCATCTTCATCTTCAGTTTTAATGCCAGACAATCCAAATATATCATGAATAGATTGATTATTTGTACCTTTAATTAATGGTATAATTGGTTTATCTAATGATGGTATTTCTTTAGTGATAATATTATTAATTATTTTTTTATCGCTAAATGGCGTCTCATCAATAACAATAGGCTCAGTTTCCGTAGATACAGTATCTGATAAATCTGATATTTTCTTTTCGTCTATATCAGATTTAATTTCTTCTGCCTTAGCTTTTCTAGCCTCTTTAAATTTATTTTGAGTTTCATCAGATGTAGCTTGTTTATATTGATCATTGATTGCTTCTAGAATAACATTAGCACTTGCTTTTTGTTCCTCTAAATTTTTTGTCATCTTTGTAATATTTTCCTCATTTACAGTGCCATCTGGATTTGTATTTTGAGGAAGATTTCTTATGTCTGCAATTTTTGCATCAATATCATTTATATTATTTCTTACTGCCTCCATCCCAACTATTGATGATAATATCTCTTTAGCATTTTCTTTACCAGCAATTCCAGAATTATTTGCTAATTTAGATATAGATTCTAATGCATCAATAGCAGATTTTGCTCTTTGTTTTTCTGCATCAGATTTATTTTTATCATCCAAAATATTTTTTAATATATCTATTTTAGCATTTGTAGATGACATATTGATAGGACCATTTTCTTCGGAGTTAACTGCATCATGAGCAATAGATGAAGCTGCAAATTCATTAGCAAATCCATCTGGATCTTGATCTATATCAGTATTTGGATCTTCTATATAATTATTTACATCTTTAATATGTTGATATGATGAATCAAATTTATCTATAACAGATTTCTTGCCATTAAGACCAGCTGCATCTTTTAGATCCTTAATAGCACTTTTAATTTTTGTAGTTACAGGTTCTACTTGTGGAACTACACCATGAGTGACAATAGTGCTTCCTGCGCCACCCAATCCACCAAGCATCATTGATTCAAGACCCTGAGTTTCACCAAGTCTGCCAATAGATCTAGTTAGATCATATTTATATTTATCTTCTTGTTCGCCTTTTAATGCAGCTTCTGTTTGTGCTATATAATTTATACCTTCTTCTAGTGCTTCTTGTCCAGTCTCTGCTAATATTGTTTTACCAAATCCACCAAATGCTTTTTCAATTGCACCTCTAGCACCAGTAAATAATCCAGCAGAAGATATATTTGAGAAAAAATTTAATCTATTAATATTCAAACTTACATCAACAGCATCAGAAGCTTTTTGCTTTGCTTCAGAATCTGAGTATCCTTGATCTAATTTCATTTTATATACCTGATCATATGATGAAATACCTTCCATTATATTTTCAGATTGATTCATTGCAGCTGCATTTATTAATGTTGGTGCAGCATATAGTTTTTTAGATACATAATTTTCAATAAATGCAGGAGCATCTTTTTCAGCTAATTCACCTGTATTAATTAATTTTAATGCTTTAGCTTTAGCAGATCCTTCAAGAGCTGCAATTCCAGCCTCACCAGCAATAGCTTTAGCAGCACCCGATAGTAATCCACCAGTTACCCATCCAGATAGCGCAAATGCGCCTACTGAGTTGGCTAATTGAGATATATTATCCCATACATATCCAGAGTCTCCAAAATCAAATGATTTTCCTGCATTCTTATGATATATAGGCAATGCATTATTTATAGAATTCATTAATGAATTAGTTGTTTTTTCAATTGGATTTCCAAATTCATTATCAACATTGTAATAATCTTCAAGATCAACTGATGATGCTAAATTACCGACAGCACCAAGAACCGCATTAGGTAAAAATCTTAAAGCAGTATTTAATGCTTGCTCTCCACCAGATTGACCTTGAGCCCTAATTTGATTAATATTCGCATCAGGGCTAAGCAATGCTGGAGAAGGTATATAATTAGTATATTTACCAATATAATCTACTCCAGTATTATTAGAGTATTTTATTGGAGACGATAGAGCCGGTGCCGAAAATTGTTCATCCTGTTTAAATACTGGATTGCCAGATGCATCAGTTTCCGTTAATGATTTATTCTCTAATTGAGCTGCTCTATTTTGCTCATATAATTTAGATATTGAATCTGGCATTATTTATTACGTTTTGATTTATAGTAATTACTCAATAAATATTCAATATTGCTTATTGCTTGCTTATCATTTTCCGAAGAACCCTCGTGATTATATAAAACTTTCATGGAATTAATAGATGCCTCAAGCAATCTATCTGTTGGTAATACATTTATATCTTTAGTAACTTTACCTTTTCCTCCGCTATCCAATGTTACTCTAAGAGTCATAATTGGTTTACCAGTTCCATCAACTTGTCTAATTTTACTAGATGGATCATAGGCAGACATTCCTTGTGCTGCAATGCCAACAACCTTTACATCATCAACAGATGATTCTTGTTTTTGAATTTTAGTTAAAATATCTTTACTATTATCATCATAAGCATTGGCAACTAGCTCTCCGTTTCGTACGGCATTTTCAGCCAAATTATGTGTTGAATTATGAGCTCTCCAATAAACATCCTTAGCATTTGATTCTCCAAGTTTCCCTATTTCATCGTCATCAAAACTAATTCTTTGAAGAGTATTAAAGAAAGGATTTTCTTTTATCATTTCTTTAAGTTGTGCTTGCTTATTATATAATCCTTCTGGATCATTTACAACTGATGAATGGATCATGCCAGATGCTGCTGACCCAGATGATGCTGCTTGATTTTGAATTTCCTCTGGAGTATATGGCCTAGATAATGTCTTTAATTTCTCTTGCATTTTTGTGTAATCATACTTGCCGTCTGTTAATTGCATAGTTGCTTTATTAAGCTCATTAAGCATTCCTGGATGCTTTGATGCTAAATCTAGCATATCATCACTAGGTACAATTCCCAGTGGAACATCTTCCATCTTTAAAAAATTACCAGTTAATTTATTGCTTTCAGGTTTATTTTTATCTTTAATATATCCAGGAGGAAGATTATGTAATTGAGTTCCCCCTACAACAGATGTCATTATACCACTCCTAATTGCATTTGCAACATCAGGATTAGATGGGTCAGTCCCAGCTGCAGATGCTGCTAATTGAGTTTGTGAATCAACCCAGCTTTTAAATTTTGGATCAGATTGATATGATGCCATTGCTTCATCTGCATTCTTAAAGCCTTTGGTAACTTCTAGCATATCATACTCATTAGGCTCTGCTTTTGTATTTCCAGTGGCCCATTCACTTCCAATCTTTGCGCCATGAGCAATTAATCTATCTCTATCTACAGATTGATGTGGTTCAAATGCTTTAGATTTGCTCCACTCATCATATCCAATATCTAATGGATTTCTACCAATAACAATTTTACTTGGATCTGATTTATCTTTTAAATATTGTTGATACATCTGCTGTCTCTGTACTGCAAAATTTTCTTGAGGCTTAACTTCTTGCATAAAAATCTTTCTAAGATTTCTAGCTTTATCAATTGCTTGAGGAGTAGCACCTTCTTTTGCAATAGAGTTTAATGTTTGTTGATATTGATCATTAAACTTATCAGTAGTTGCACCCTTATCGCCAAGCATTGCTTTTAACGTAGAATTAGACTCATTCATGGCATCTAACTGCCCAGTAAGCTCTTGCTCCCTCTGATGCATTATCTGTGGAGCATAAGCCATTTCCTGCATACTCATTGGAGAGTATGTTGCTAATGGCATTGGTGCTTCTTGTTGTCCGTTCCAATATCTATTTTGATCCATGTTGTTTATTTTTCACAAAAGTAACTATGATTTATTTAATAATCAATATATTAATGTAATTATGCTTTATTATATTTATTTTTAGTGAATAGTCTGGCTAGAATTGATTTGGTATTTTTAGAATCTACCTCAGATTTACGAGCTGGACTATCGGTATGCATAATTTTTCTACCTTGAGAATCATATCCATATATATTTTCTAGAGTTTTACGTTGTATATTTTCTTTTCCAATTTCACCCAACCCTGTTGCAGAAGCAGCTAATCCAGACCTCATGTAACGATCTCTATCGGCACGTTGTTTTTCATTGTATTGCTGTGCTGCCATTGCTGCATCAATTCCCTTGCCTTTTTGTTCAGCATTAAATCTTTGCGCCTGATTAGCTTGCTCTACATTATATTTAGCGGCATCTGATTTAAGCATTGCATTTTTGCCATATATATCACTAAGACCCTCAGATGCAGCTCTTCCACTAACCAATGATGCTCCAGTAAGACCTGATCTAGCTGCTGCTCCAGAACCTCCAGACATGCCGCTAAGTGCATTGACCGCAGTTCCATATTGACTACCTAATTGCTCTCTTATTGGGGCTGTAGACAATTGTTGTGCAGCAAGAACTGATGGACTTATTGTTGGATAATTAACATTAGTATTCATTGGAATGCCTCGCCTAGCTGTTAATCCCAATAATGCATTGGTTGTAATTGGCATTTTTCTAAGTCTTTCATCTTGCTTGTTAGATGCAGCAATAGCAGCTAAATTTGCTGAAGAAAGATTTTCTTTAGAAGTATCTGCAGCAGTGCTTTCTGATGGTCGCGATGCATATCTATTCTTCTCAATATTAAATCTATTAATATCAGATTGATATGCTAGATTATTTGGGCTGAGTTCTGCAGTTGATTTTATAGGTAAATTATTAGTATCATATTTTTCAGATGCCATATTTACTAATTTAGGATTAGAGATTAAATTAGATTGCTGATCTGCAATTGAATTTACATTAGATTTTTGTATATTGGATTTTTTACCATTCATTCTATCAAGAACACTAGCTGCATATTCATTAATACTAGGCTCATCCCCCTTGCCTTGCTTTCTATTTAATGCTTCATCATTATACATATTAAATCCTTCTCCAGCATACCAAGCTTTAGCAGCATTTTCAGGACCATATTTATCGTAATATTGTTTTAATTTATATCTAGCAACTTTTTCTTGATTATCTGGTGTCATAGATGAGCCTTTAGGAAGACCTGCTTCGCTTGACCATTGATCCCAATTATTAGGCATTATTTGATATTTACCAGCAGCACCAGTTCTTTTATTGGTTTCATTATAATCTCCTCCAGATTCTTGTCCACCCATTGCAGAAACAAATGAGTTAAATTCATCTGGGCTATTGTTGGCATTAGATGAAGACATTCTGGAGCTGTAATCATTAATTCCTAGATTTGCTGAAGATACTTGTGGTAAAGAAGAAAAGTCAACATTTGATGCAGATTGATTTGTATATTTTTTGTCAGAATTTTTTAATCTTGATCCAGCTATACCAGCACCCAATAGTCCAGCACCAAGTAGTCCAGCACTAATCTTATCAGATCGCGTCAACTTATCTGGGTTAATAATAGGTTTAGGAGCTGATTCAACACTAGCTGCATCAGCAATAGCCGTGTCCGCAGTTCCCATAGAAGTTGCATCTGGGGCTACAGAAGATGCGGTAGTTTCTGGTTGTAATAATGCCCTATTTTTAGCAATTCGTTTTTCAGCGGCAAGATAAGATCTGCTTTTAGCAACATCTTCAGCAGCCATTGGAATGCCAGCTGCACGTTCGGCAGCAACATCAATAGGAGATTTAACTGAACTTAATTTATCTAATAAAGTATTATATTTTGTAGCAAATGTAGCTGCCTTATTTGCAGCAATTACACTTGGGTTAGGCGCAATTTTAGGAGCAACATATTTAAGTCTTTCAGCATTACTCCATATGCCAGGAAGAAATGATTTTTCAGCATTTATACCAGGGAGCATTGCAGCCATAGCAGATCCTTCATTATCTGCAGTATTGCCAGTTACATAATCATATGCACTGCCAATCATTGGTGTAATCATTTTTGCTGCGCCCCATGGACTAGCTGAGGTAGAGCCAATTGGAGTACTTAGTACTGACTTTACAGTTGGATATGCATTCCCAAATCTATCAAGTAATTCAGAGCTACTAGGAAGAATTGCCCTGGTATTGATAACACTTGGATCTTCAAGAGGCTTATCTCCACCAACATCGTACATTTTCCCACCATTAGCATATCCATTATTTAAATATGGATTACTATTTATTTGTTGCTTTTGTGGAAAATATTCAACTCGACCTTGATTGTATAATGTATTAGGAACCAATAATCCACCTACTGCATATTGATTTGTCTGACCATCAGGCTGATCAAATTCAATATCACCACCAAGATCATGTTTCCATTTAGCAGCATTACGTGCAAAGTTAGCCATCTGCCTAACATGTGGATCTGGGCTATGTAATGCTTCTGCAGTAGTTTTTCCAGTTCTTTCCTTATACGCTGTAAATTTACCACGATTTTCAGGTTTAATATGAATGCTGCCACCTGAACCATAATGAACATTTGAGTCTAGCTGCATGGTAGGAACACTACCGCCTAATGCATATCTATTATCAGGACCCACTTGTAATCCATCAATAGAACCACCAGTCATATATTGATTGTTGGGTGCTACATATCTAGCATTAATGGTACCGCCTAAATCATGATTATTAATATGATTAGATCTAGCAGAATCGATATAGCTTAATGAATCATACATTGTCTGTGGATAGTTAGCATCAATTCTGCCTCCCATTTCCATTCTACGAATTGTTTCCAATTGCTGATTGGAAACATTAGTAGGATGAACTAATCCGCCAATAGCTTTATACTCTTTTGCTTCATCGGATAAATCATTATCTATCAATCCCTTATAATATGATCCATTTGAATTAGGATGATCTTCCTTATAATCCTTAATATGATCAACAGCAATTGACTTAGCCAATTTAGTTTGACTAGGGAGTCTACCATTTTTATCCATATAATCTCTTATAAAGTCTAATGTAGGAGCATGTTCTTTCTCTACCTTAATACCATTTTTTAATTCACGATTCATAGTGATTTGACCACCATTGGACATTTGGCTTTGATCAGATGGCATACCCTGACGAGCAGTTCCATTATTCATGCCTTGCATGTTTAATTGTGGAGCATTTTGCGGCTCTGGATTTTGACGTTGCTCATGTTCAAATTGCTCTCTACGGAGTGCATCAAGTTCTGCAATGGCAGCTTTTTTATTATTACCATGCTTAGCAACAATTGCCTTAGCTCTTTGTGCGAAATTAGTATTCATAATTAAATATCTTTAAATATATAACCGCCATATTCAAACTTACTTTTTGCTTTTGCAGTAGAAGATAATTGACTATTGCCATCTGCAAACTTCTTCATTTCTATTGCATCATCATTAGCCGATTTAAGGCGTTGTAACGATACTTTTTGCGTGTACCTAGTAATAGGATCATTAGGCCTTTCATCTGCTAATTTAGATACTTTCTTGCTTATTTCTGAAAATGTTTTTCCAGCATATCCATCACCTAAATTATAATCTTTAGCATTGTCTAATTTCAATCTATCAGAAAATATATAGTTGTTATATTTTGTTTCACCTTGCTCTACATAATCATTAGGACCTTGATTAATTCCACCATTAGGATTTTCCTCATGGCTGCCACCAGTATTAAAACTAGTCAATGGGGTATTTGCTTGAGCATAAGATCCACCTCCAGAATGATTTCCAATAGGACCACCATATGCTGCACTATATATACCACCTTGATCTGGATTAGCAGTTTTGTTACCATAAATTTGCCTTCCTGCTACCATATCTTGCATTTGCTTTTCTTTTTTATCTTTTTCAGCATTAAGATATGCTAATCCGCCACCAACAACAGCACCAACTCCCATGCCTATTGGCCCTAATGCAGCACCAGCTGCAGCACCTTCAACAGCACCTTTAGCAGCTGACATACCTGGACTATTAGGCTTGTCAGTAAGATTTAATGCAGCAGTTACAAAGGGAGCAGCTGTAGTTGCAATATTACCAGCACTAGCTCCTGCAGGATTAACAGCTTTAGTCGCATCAGAAGTAATAGGCATTTGCTTAGATTGAATAACATTACCAGATGCCATATTTGTTAATGATGCAGGGTTAGCTCCTCTGCCAGTTGCAAGATTCATAGTCTGATCTGAATATTGTGTAGGCTGAACAGAGACATGTTGATTGGGAACCATTGGCAATCCAGATGGATTAAACTGCTGAATTGGATCTCCAAGTGCATGCATTGTTGGCAATTCATTAGGATCTATAACTGGAGCATTAGTACCCTGGATTTCACTCCTATTATTTTTCATGAAATCCATCATAGCACCACCAGTAAAATACATTTTACCACCATGCCAATAAATATCCTTAATATTTTTATCTTGTTTCATTTTATTTAATGAATTAATTTCCCCACCATCTGCATGTTTCAATTTATTTAGCTTAATAAGAAGAGGATTCTTCTTTAAGGCATTTTGAAAGTCATTCTCAAATGCTGGATTATTGTGCAATATTATATCATTTGCATATTGCTTTGTAAGTGGCGGCAATTCCTTTACCCATTTTTTAGCATCATATATATTAACTCCCTTAGCTTTTTGTTTATTAAGGTAATTTAGAGTATTTCCACGGCCCATATGCCATATAACTTCTTTCAATGCGTTTAATGATTCATTACTATGTGGCTTACCTTTAACAAATGATGCATTTTCAACATCTTTGTCATGCCATCTATAAACTTTTAATGACTGATCAATATCATCTACACTTTCATATGGAGTTTTATCTCCAGTAGCTTTTTGATAGTCACCGTATAGCCCTGCCCTAATCTGCAATGGCCCACGCGCATTTGCGGATGATATTATTGGATTACTGGCATTTTTAAAATTTACATTTCCAGATGATTCTCTAAATGCTTTATGAGCAACTCTTTGACCAAATAAATTATCTGGGTCTAAGGTCTCATCTAATTGACTATAATCTTCAGATGGATCAATGGATCCACCTTCATCTAATCGTCCGCCATACGCCTTTAAATTAGACATAGCACCAAAGAATTTCCTTTGCTTATCAGTCAATGGATGTCCATGAACTTTTTTGTCATGAAGAATCTTTTTTGCTTTAGGTGCAGATATTGTAGGTAGATTAGCGTTGCGCATTATACATCAAAATTAAATCATTTAAAAGTATTGTCTTATCTGAATCATCTGGTAAATATGTAAGTTTTACAAATAAATAATGACCCCTCATTCTATCAAAATTATTAGACTCAGCTCTTGGAACATATATTCTAGACATTCTAAATCTTCTTTTTATTGCAGATATAGTGCTTATAGCTGTAGACCTTTGATAATCACTCCAAGATTCAAATCCAGTAATATTATCTTCATATGGATATTTAATGGATGGATCAGTAGTATTAACTATATCATGAGTCCATTCTATTGAGTTAAATATATTATCATTTTCAGCACCTTCTGGATTCATACATATAGTAAGTTCTAATGGATATTGAACACCATAGAAATTACATGATTTATTACCAATAAAATGAGTCCATACTTTATTCTTATTAGAATCTGATGCGCCAATAGAATGTAATTTTGAATCTATTGTAAATACAAATTCTGCTGGCATATCTAATATTGCAGTAAACCGTTTAATGCCCTCATCATAAACTAATGTTTCTATAATATCAGGATCCGAAATATTAGCTTTTTGCTTACGTATAGTAATGTAGACATCATCAGTGATAGGATTAAATCCTAATACATAAGATGGTTTAACAGACATATTAGTATCATAGCCTTTTATGTACTGAGACATTCCAAGTGTATCACTCATGCCTGAAACGGTAATTCCTTCTATAATATTTATTGTTCTACGAATCCTATCTCCATAATATGTAGCAGAAGAAGTGGAAACAATACCATTAAAATCATCACATCCAGAGTTGGTGTTTATATATTGATATGTACTTAATACTTGCCCCAGCCCAAGTTCTATTGCAACTGCATCAGAACCAGATACTTGAACACGTGGTAGCACACTAACAGCAGCTACTCCATCTCTTTGGAATACATATAGATTATCATTAAACTTAATCATTCTATTTATTCTGCCATATTCACCTTCAAGATATATCTCTTCATTGACCAATATATCTGTCCATGAATCAATAATTTCACCAGCAATCTTAGGCTTAGTAGCCATTATTCTATTTGAAAATTTAGTATTTCTAACAAATAAAAATGGATCTGGTATTGAATATAATACATTAGATTCCTGAGAATAAACTGAATTATATTTATGAAACTGATCATTGGTTGGAAGAAACTGAGCTGTCCATCCACCATAGGAACTATCGCTTCTTTGGCGAAGATTAATTGTAGTCTCTACTGGTATTTTAACAATCTCAGACATTTGCAGCCGATCATACGCTAATGAAGCTCCATCAATTCTTGCTATTCTTGCAAAAAGAAAATTACCAACAAATACATCACCGCTATTAATTATATTATATGTTTTAGGTGATGATCCAGAAATTTTCTGATAAACACCAACAGCCATATATTTATTCACAGATCTATCTTCATAATATTTGCCACCATATTGATTTTCAATATCTGCAACAATCTCCCCAAGTAATACATGATCATCTGGATTGATAGATTTTGACGAACTTGCAAATGCATAATTTACAATTGTTTCATATGGCTGATTGAATGAAGCTCCAATATTAGCTGTAAAAGTTATATTCTTAGCCGCAATAGCATCTACTCCATAAATAGGTATATCCCACTCATTATCAGGATGAGTTGTACCACGAGTAAATGATTTGGATCCATCAGCTATTACATTCTGAAGAGAATTTGTGTATTTAAATTCAGGCAATTCATTATAAGTATTAACGCTTGAATCAAAATTAGTTAATTCTGGAATGCCATTTATACTATAATCATTGGCAGTATAATCATCTCCTTTTGTTGATAAAAATGTATTAGGAACATAGGATCTATAATATTGAATAAATTGCTCAGTTATTAATCCAGGTTCAGTAGGATATGGCCTGTTAGGACCAATGTATCCATTATAATGAATAAAATTAGCTTTTTCATCATGCACATCATTGGCATAACCATTTCCCCATTTGCTAACATCAAATAAATTTGTTTTTAAAAGATCTTTGCGATCCCTAAGAACAGTGCTAGTATCTGCATATATCATTTTACCATGAGAAGATCTTACATCTTGACGCAAAGTCATTGCCGTCCTAAGCTTCATATTAGAAGATAAGTTAGGAGTTCCAAAAATAGTTTCTGGAGAAAATAATTGCATCAATCTAGTATCTTGATATGATATGTGTAACCATGAAGTAGCTACTGGATCATTATTTCTATCTCTATATATCTCAGTAAATGGACAGGGATCCCTTCCAATATTACGGTCATAATATGGTAATCCTTGACTTGGATTTGTTGGGCTAATACATTTGTTATTCTGTAATTTATATATTTTAACATTATTTTTAGTAGCTGTTGGAGTATAATGTAATGCACTACTATCAAATGCCGTATATGGAATATCAACTTGATCAGTCATATGACGAATCCAAGGAGATGTTATTTTTGTATTTATGTCGCTATATAGATTACCAGCAGTTTGATTAGAATCTGTTTTAGCATCCTGACCAGTAAGCTGGAATATCATTGGGGTAATTATTCCTTGTGCAACAATAGTCTTATCTGCTTCTTGCCTCTGAACGCGTAAGAATTTATAACCAACAATTCCTTGTGCTGCTAGCCTAGATATTCCTGCAGCATTTATTGTAAATTCAATAGTTACTCTAGTATCATTCATTGTCCCATAATAACCTGGAGGAACTTTGACGTCCGCTATCCAATGAGGAGTTGACTTTCTAGATTGATTATCATAAAATTCTATGGCCCATCGATAGACTTCTCCAACTTTCATGTATCTAGATTCAATTGGATCATAGTTAGCGGCTGAAATAGATGATAAATTAGTTTGTTTTATTTTATAAGACACATGCCTTCCATCTCCACCAAATTTATCTGAAAATACACTGAGATAATATTGAGGATGAAATAAAAATATGTTTTTATCTTGAACACAATCATGTTTTTCTGGAACCATATCTCCACTAGGCATATTATATTCGCCTTCAGAATTAAGACCTGATTCTATATTAAATTTATCCCATATAGCAACATATCCACTAACATTTGAAGAATATGCTCTGCTATCAAAATAATTAGAATCATTAACTTCTAATTGAACTTGATTTGTAAAATCCCAGTTTAAGTCAAATATATCTTCTACAATATTTGCTAATAATAATCTATTTTTCTTGGCAATAATGCAGCGTGGTATAATCTCAGTGCCACCTAGAAAAATTAATGATTCTATTGATATATTATATTTTACTCTACCATCATCGGTAATTGTTAATATTCCATTTCCTGGAGATGCATATTCACCAATCACGGATACAATAGGAGTAGTATCTAAATCATTGTATTTAATAGAATAGATCCTAATGTAATCATAGCCAGTATCGATAGCCTCTATTTTAATAATGTTAGTTTGACCAACAACCTCATTGACATCTCCACCATTTAAATACTTTCCAATGTATATCAATTCTGATGCAGGAGAAATCTTAGTTTGACCACCATTAACATTAAATAAATTATATGCATATTGTATTGCACCAGAAGTATGCTCCCCACCAGATACTATCTCAGACACATATGGTTGAGACATTGTATATTGAGGAACCATATATAAAACTTTCCTGGGCTTAGATAAATCATGAATAGATGCTATATTGACGGAAAATATTTGATGTTTTCCATCAGCAATATACATTTTAATAACACTTTCATTTTCAATATTTACAACAATATCAAAGTTTTTCTCAGCAAGATTATTCCATCCTAAATTGTTAATGTATAATAATTCTGTACCACCAACTTCTGAATGTTTCCATATACAATCTACACTTTGAGGTGTAGTAGTTAAAAAATATGCATATGGACCATCAGATACAGCAGTAAGTATTGACATTGGCTGACTGGAAGATACAGTGAAATCGGCTATATCTGGACTATTAACGCCAGCAAAAGTTTTTAAATATAGTGATCCACTAATTTTATATTGAACAGATAAGCTACCAGAAGATACATGGACTTGCTCTATTGATGTAAATTCAAATGATAATTCATTTCCAGATTGACATCTAACAATGCCATTACTTGGTATATTTAAATGATCTCCATCAGAATATGATGATGTTATTCTTCCATTACGCAATATAACATATTGATCTTTCCCCCTTTTAGCAGGAGGCATATCAACATTCATTCCACCTAAATATGTATATTGATCTTTTTTTATCATTATTGTTTTTTAATTTTCTCAGGATATGCCATATCTCTATAGAATGTTCCGTGAGGTCTATCATTAAGAACTAATTTGTTCATAGTGTTACTCAATGCTTCTCTACCATCTAATGAAAGCAATGCTGCATGTGATTGAGACTGACCAATATACCAGCAATATTCTTTTTCAGCTCTTTCATATGCACGAATAGTATCTTTTCCAAGATCTGATAAAATACCAAAATATTGTGATTTAATATAATTTTCAATTGCTTTTTCTACAGTAGGATCATTAGGTATCATAGGAACACCTTCTTCATCTACCATTATGCCATCATATGATATATCAATTGTTCCAACTGGAAAAGATGCATAAATATAATTACCATTAAACTTATATGAATTTACTGGAGATATACCTTCAACATTTGATTTATTGTAAAATTCATGAAATGGATCTGTAGCCTCATACATAGGTTGATATTGCTCGCCTATAGTCTGTGGATTATCAATTATATTGATGCTTGGATAAGCCCATACTCCATCTTCTGGATAACTATTTATTGTATTGGGATCTGCTGGTAAAAATGTCCACGTTGGAAATGATTTATCAGAATCCCATCCTCTAACTACACGCCTTGCTTGCTGCATATAAACCATATCTTCTGGTTTGGTGCATCTATAATCTTCTATGCCAAGTCTCATTATTTTACGCTGCATAAATGTAGCAGATCCAATCAATCGAATAACATCGACTGACCATACAATAGCAGATTCATATGGAAGATCTGTGCATAATGGATGACGCATCACCCTATCAATAACAGACTTTAAAGAAATATAACCTGAGTACATACTATTTTGTTTTTGTTTCTAGTGAATCAAATTCACCAATTGTTATTTGATTTGATATATTCCTTTTAATTGCTCTATTTATTTGAGCAGTATAAAATAATCTGTTACGGAATAAGCATCCTCTTTTACGATATATTATTGTAAATATATATCCAGAGCTATGTTGATTTGTGTGATATACAAATTGTATTTTTTTAAGTTCTGGATAATCAAGCCACAATGATTTTGTTGCACTCCAATCTATTGGTCTTTTAATATATGGGTCACCATTTTCATCATATTTTAATGTTGGCTTATATTTTCTAGTTATTATCCTTCCAAGATTATGTGGCAATTTAAAATCATATTTTTCATCTGCCATTGCATTAGCAATACCAATAAGAATATCATCTATTAAGCTATTGTAATTTTTATATTCCAAATCATGCTTAGTATCTTTATAAGTATTATGATAATTCTTATAATAATCCCTTATACCATAATCACTTATTACCTTGTGCGTTCTGATCAATCCTTTCCTCTGTCGCATCATTTAATGTATCTTTATTTATACCTAATATACCAGAAATTTTAGGATCAATAATTTTTCTAATATCCATTAAATCACTTTCAGCTAATGGATATTTAGCATCCCAGAAATCAAGTGTTGGATTAGATATTGCATAAACAGCTTCAGGGTCTTCAAATAAAGCCCTTACAACAACTTTATTAATTAATTTATACATATTGTTGTTACTATTAAATATAATAGTTCCATTCTCATCTAAGGCGCAAAATATTTGATCTGATGTATATGGATTACGTCCAACAAATGGTAATCTTTCTAATGACACTACATTTAAAGGAATGTCAAGACTTGTATCAGCAACATCTTTACCAACTATTTTTAATGGAGCATGAGGATTACCAGTAGTTTTAATGACAGATGGAATAGGTGATACTGATTTAGCATTAACACCAATATCAACAGTAAGACTTTGATATGCTACAGATGGAACAATATTTCTAGGATCTGAATGTCTTTGTTGTAATATTGTAGCCCTTGCATTTTTAATTAAATATGCAAGAAAATCATTTGTGATGGAACTATCATCAGACATAATCCTAAATGACTCACGAATATCGTATATTATTTCCCTTAATTTCATTACTTTAAAATTTCCACAAATATAATGATTATTTTAAAACAAAAAGGGGCACCAAAATGGCACCCCTCTTATAGCTAAATTAAACAGTAGATTACTGTGCAGATGGATGATATGTTCCAAGAGCAGTTGTCCAAGTGATTTGCTGACCATCAGTAGCGGCAGTTGTAAGATCAATAACCTGACGAACAGTGGCTAAGGTCGCATCAAATGCTGCAACATTGGCAGCAGGAACAGCTACGGTCAAATGACGAGGAGATTTTTGAACATCATGACTAACGCCATTCGTGTCATAGTGAAAATCAAATTCGTACAATGTATAAACAGTAGCAGAATTAATGTCAGACTGCAAAGCAAAATCAAATGGATATGCAAGTCCACGTAAAGAATCACCAAATGCACCACGAGTTTGGAACTCAAGGTCTTGTAAATAAGTGATAGAGCAAGGATTAACAACCCCAGGAGTAGTAGCTACAGTAAGTGAGCCAATAGCAGCAGTAGTAGGACTAACCTGAGTTGCTTTGATAGCATAATCAAGTGGGCGACCATCTTTTTTACCAGTAACAAATGGTAATGCAGTAGATTGAAATGTTACAGCAGCTCCAGATGAAGTACATGTAAAATAAGATTGTCCCATACGAGTCTGAGCTGCATTGTAAGATGCAGCAAGACCAGTTGCAATGGTGGTAGTGGTGTCACCAGTAACAGCTGTATAATAAGCATTAAGAAGAATAGTATCGTCCATAGACAATGCACCATCATTCCATACTTTAATTGCAACCTCATAAAGATCGCCAACAGTAGCAGTTGTAACAGTTACCAAAGTGCTAGCTAATACAGGAGATACGGGAACTTGCTTTTTAAAATAAGTAATAGCATCTGGATTGATCACATCTGATTTGCGAATACGACCATCTAAGTGTTTTACATAAATAGCAAACTTCTCCTTACCTGTAGGAGTAGCTCCATATTGATTAAATAATTTACCTTCACCAGCGGCAGCAGATGTTGCAAAAGCTGCAGCAGTAGTCTGACTAGTAAGGCCATTAAGGACGATGAGGTCCCGTTGATTTTTAATTGTAAAAAGTGCCATAATAAATAGTTTTTATTTTTAGTATTATTATTTATAAATTTATTTAACTATTTGTAGATAGATTTGATGCAGCTACCTTTAAATTTGGATCGTCTCCTTTTGCCATATAACCAATAGTTATTGCTCTATCAAGAATTTTTTCATGAAGAATGCCAAGTGGAGCTTCTAAATTTATATTAGTATTTGTAGATAATCCATTAATAGTAGCATCAAGTAAGCTATCTGTAACTATAAATGCTGGAACCTCAGAAATGTATTTTAAATAATACTCTGGATTAGTAGCAGCAGATATAGATGTAATAACCTCAATATATTTAGTAATAACATTACTAACGGATTCAGATATTACAACAGACCATGCATAACCTCTAGCAGAAGCCCTAAATGGATTATCAAATGAATAGTAAGCCTCGTCATCTTGAAGCGGTTTAATTCTATTTAATATAGCACCAGTAGAATTCCTGAGAGATTCTGCAACAACATATAAAACATCATTAGGAAGCTGATAAACAATACTATCATTTCTAAGCTTAAGTCCATTATCTAATGTTACCTGTGTTGATATTTGCGTGGACCTAGTAAGTTGAGCTAGTTGTTTTTTTATCTTTTCATTCCTATCAAAAGATGGAAGCATTTCTTTAACTATCTCATTAGCAGCCTTAGTCAGCAATAAAGACTTTTCATATTCATCAAAGAATAATAATGTCTCTAATTTTGATTCAGCATGCCTATTTGAATAGACATCAAATGCATTAGATAGTTCTTTATATGTCATTATTCATTACGTTTATTAACTTCAATTTGAGATGTAAGATCTCCAATATAATCTGCTTTACATAATTCAATTGCACGACCTAGAATTTCCTCATGAAGCTCTGGAGATAGTACGCATTGAGTTGTTGAGGAGACACCATTAATAGTTAATCCACCATTAAGATCTTCAAGAACAATTGGAGTAGGTCTTTTTAAATATCTTACATAATAAACATATCCAATTTCATCATCAAAATTACTCTTAACAATTAATTCAACATTTATTGCAGTAGAATTACCCAATTCAATATCGCCACTTCTAATGAATCTCCATGTCTGACGAATTGGAGGATCTTTATATGCTTTACCAAGAATTGTCTGATATTGTTTATACTCAATAGGGACAACAGTTGTATCATATGCATATACTCCAGGAGAAGTAGCATTAAATGAAAATCTTTCATTAAGAATCATCATTACATCATCAACAATTTTCAGTTGTAATGCTTTAATTCCAAATGATTGAGTCATCACTGCACCATCTCCAGGGATTGCGTTTAATCCAGTACCAATAGCTTTTACTTCAATTATATTAGAAAAATCTACATCTCTTTTAGGAGACATACCAAATCCTTCTTGGTACTTATTACCTTTAGGATTAAAATAATTCTTGACAATTTCTAGTTGAGCTTGAGTTAAATATAATGATTTCTCATATTCTGTAACTCCATGCGCAAGATTGCTATCTAAATTATTAAACCTAACATCAAATTGTCTTGAAAATTCAGCTGTAGTCATTATTCGGTTACTTTAATTCTATTTTCAATTTTAAGCCTAATTGGCTGATTAACCGGAGCATCTAAGAAATTTGCTGCAGCACCCATAGTGGCATCACCCTGTTCTGACAATGGCTTACCTTCAGCAGTAAAATATTGACTATCTACAAATCTAATTGCTCCACATTGAACTCCTTTGCCAATAAGCATTTTAGTTCTGAGTTGTTTATCATTTAAAACAAGAAGTAATTCTTTTGTATTACCTTCTATAATATCACCAATCCAACCTTGAATTGTAGCAAGTTTGGTAGTTTTAGATACAGCAGAGCCTCTTACGGCTTTACATATGTATTCAAGAACTTCTCTATCATCTTCATATTTACCATACAATTTATATGCTTCTTGTTTTCCAGTAAGTTTACGATGCATTTCCTGCTCGCGCTCACCATCTTTAACAGCATAAAACATGTAAGATACTTTATGATTTACTTCATCAAATGATGGTGCAATTATATTATCATTAGCTAGAACAACTTTTGCTTTAATAAAATCTTCAGGAGATGCCATATCAAAAAAGTTTTCACCTTTTTCTAATTTAACTTTAACTCCCTCCCAATAATTATTATCTTTTTTATATACGCTTAATCCATCTTTACCTAAACCCATATATTCTTCTAAAAATGCTTTTTCATCATTAGATAGAACATTTTTATAATCACCATTTCTTAATAGTGGTGGTGAAAATACCCTAACAGCTCCCTCCATCATTCCTCCATATAAAATATGTTTTGGATTGGTTACAAATCCTCTGGGACGTGGATGAAATTTAATTATTAATGTTTTATTTTCCAAGCAACTTGGTATAACTGTACTCCCTTGATCTTCATTCTTTGCCATATGAATTTTTTTAAAGTAAAAATATGGGGAGCCAAGCGAAACTCAGCTCCCCAATTTGATTATGCTAACTCAACTGGAATTAGACTAGCCGTACGTGACGGATCTAATACCAATGCACCTAAAGTACACTGTTTGTGGATGACTGCCTTGTCTTCATCAAAAGACATATTGTCATTATTAATTGCTCCAGTAAATGGATTCCTGAATCCCCATTGGTATCCACGAATTTCTTCTTGACCTTTAATTTTTGCAATCTGAATGTTAGGCTCTTCCATACTACCAATATAGAGAATATCATAACGATAAGACTCTGCAGGCATGATAACTGAACCACGGAAATCAGAAGCATAAATTTTATTACGTACTGGATCATCATAGAAAGGATCAACCTCAACAGATACTATTACACCGTTAGGAGCACGCCATTCAACAAACTGGAATCCAGCCGCAAGTGCGTTATCATGTAGAGGAGATTTAACACTAGATAATGATTGTCCATTTGTAAAACGAGATCCAGTGGTTACATTGCCTAACCATCCAGTTGCAATGTCAGTAATTGCTTTGTGGAATTGAGCAGCTCCGCCTTCACCTGTTCTGAGAACAAATCTACGTTCTCCCATGCCAAGCTTAGAGTGAGATAAACTATATAGCATATCTTCAATAAGTTTGATCGAGAATTTTCCGTAGAACTGAGTATTTGAAACTTCCATTTGCTCACGAATACCAGAACCCATTTTAATCACATTACCTGATTTACCAATGTTATGGTACTCACCAGCTTGATCACGGTTAGTACGTGAATAAATAATAGCATGATTTTTCTCTTCAGAAAATTCTTCTTCTAGCTTGAAGTCTACGTAATGCATCCAACCATTCATGATTGATTTGTTACCAGCTTTATCAACAACTGGAATACCCATTTGGATTTTCATGTCATCAATGTTACCAGGCACTTCATGTTTAATACGGATAGTGGTCCACTCATTACGCATAGAAGTAGGAGAGGTGAAATGAATATCACCAACTTGGCGAGACATTTTTTCTTCTACTGGAGAGAAATCTTTACTGAAACGCTTTCCAGCAATAAGTTCAGAACCAGGCATACCACCAGGAACATAACCTAAAAGCTCAACAGTGTAAACAGTGTATTGACCCTCAATTCTACCATCTCCAATAACGCGCAATGGATACAATTCATTCTTTTCTCCAACGATTTGATTGCCATCAGCAAACCAATCTTCTTCAAACAATACTTCAAAACGATTACCAGCTGCACCAATACCAGTATCACCTACTAATACAGTGCTACCATTAATACGTGCGCTTGCAAGCTTGATGTTCCTACGAGAAGAACCGATTAGTTGCCAAACAAATTCATCCGAAGTGTCGAAGAATTTTGTTGGAAATTGCGAGAGATAATTCTCCAACGACTTACCACGATTATAGGCCAATAGCTGAATCATATTTCTAGCTGCTGCTTGTGGTTGCCCACGGAAGATGGCCCTAACATGGTTTTTGTCGGTAAGTCCCTGCCACGCTTTGGGGGCAGTCATTTGAAATTTACCTAAACTCATAGTTAATTAATTAAAATTTAAAAAAAAAATAGTTACTAAGCCTCCTCATCAAATCTATAATCGCGGAGTCCATAAACTGCGTCATCGTCATGCATGGGATTGGAGACATTACCCAGCTTGTCAAAATTCGTCGAATTAAGTACAGATTCTAATTGTTGCGTAGCCTTTGATGTAGCTTTTGTTGTTACAAATGAATCAAACTTTTTAAATCCATCTGTAATTGTAAATAGCCATGCCATCTTGTGCTGAAAATCAATAGGATTTTCTACTTGATATTTTGTTATTGCATTAACCAATGTTCCGTCTTCCAACTTAGCTACTGGTTTTACGATAGAATCATACATTTTATCTTTTAACTGTTTAGAGATAGCAAATGTATCACCTAGCTTATCTGTTTCGTAAAAAGATTTCTTTAATGACTCTTCGTATGTTTTTTGTTCATTAATTCGATCAGAAGCTAATTGCTTTTGATAATCAAGTTCTCTTTGATTATTTTGCAATATAGCCTGCCTAATATCATCCCTTGCTGATTTAGCCTCAGATACATCTTCTGCTAGATCTATATGCATTTGGGCTAATTTAGCAGCTTTTGCTTCTGGAACACCCTTTGATACATATCCATTAATAATAATATTCTTTCTAAGATCTTCATCCGACTCTATTGCTTCATCAGTAATAGAGTTAATGTCAAATTCATTTTGTTTAGCTTCAATAAACTTTTCAGCTGGAATGCCTTGACTCAATGCATTAAGATATTCTTTTTGCAAATTGCTGAGTTCATTAACATTACTAATATCAAATCCTAATGCATCAGAAAGCGTTTTTTTATTTGCATCTCTAATTTGATCTCCAAGTTTGTCAAAACTATCTATTTCATCATAGTTAAGGCTAGGAAGGAATCCTTCTTCTCCGAGAGCTTTAGCTAAGGAAGAGTACAGATTCGGCAAAGATTCGTCTCCACTCTCAGTGGATTCCTCCCCTATCGCCCCTTCTTCGCTAGCTACTTTCTCCGAGCCTTTGCCCTCGCCAGCATTATCTTTATCCACATTGTCCTGTGGTTCAGTGTCTTCTAGATCTACCAATGCCAAATCGTCATCGAATAAATCAAAACTTAAATCATTTAAATCCATTGCCGAATCATTTAAATTAATACAAAATTAATAAGTTGCTTAATATATTGTATATGCTTTACTGTATGTAGTGGCGTTTATAGCTAAATGTTATTTTGATATAAATTTAGATATAATGCTAACAGGACTAAAGCTGCTCAATTTTAAGACAACAATAATTAACAATAATATAATCTCTGCTATTAAAATCCAAAATGCATATTTATATACTATTGGTATATATTTATCTTTTACAATTATTGTAGATTGAGAAGATTTATTTACCAGTGCATTTTTTAATAAAATAGAATCTTGCACAGATTTAATTATACTATCTTTGTTTACATATCCAGTAGTAACTAATTTGGAATTATGTATAAATGATGATACAGTAATTATTCCTTTTTTAGAAACAACTAAATTCATTTGAGCTCCAAGAGAATTTACTGTAACAGAATTATTTATTATTGCAGTATCTTTTGGTAAAGCAATACCAATATCTTTTGTTACATATATTGTAGTATCCCTGTATTTTATTTCAGTATTAGTAGCAGTAACACATATCTTAGAGAATGCTTCACAATTACGCTGTATTCTAGACACTGTGAGACATGATTGCATGCTAAATAATATGATAGCATAGAACATGAAATATAATGCCTTAAATCGCTTAATTTTACAATTCATAATATATGTATTATTTGTTATTTTTCAATATTAATAAATCTAATTTATGCTCAATTCTTTTTGTAGCATCAATAACTAAGTTTACTTCAGATCTATCTGCCTTATTAAATTCAACTCTTTTGATATAATCCATCGCAATATCAATTCTTTCTTTATGGTTTTCATTATAATTATCCATAAATTCATTAACATCTGATCTTATACGTCCAGATTCTTCAAGCATCTCTCGCCTATGTTCTTCCTGATTAAATTTCATAGCTTTTAATTTTTCTTCCATTACAGATTGAGTAACTTTTATGGCTATGACGGTTGAAGCTGCACCAGCAACTATTAATGCAGATAGTTCCTGCACAAATTGAGAGTAATCCATTAGTATAATATTTATTAATATTGTTTACTTTAATTATTAGAAATTATTTTTCTCCAAGTATGAGAGATATAATGCTAGAGCTGTCATAGCCAAGTTCAACTTGCATTAATGACTCAATAGAAATATTAGGCTTATAAAACTCAACATCTCCTGGCTCAGATAAAAATTTGTTAATTTCATCATTATAGGTTTTTGTCAATTCTTCTTTTGTTAATTTTTCATCATCAGTAAGATCTTCGCCTTTTTCATTTAACTCTTTAAGATCTTCAGGCATAAATTCACGAATTTCTTTTCTAAATGCCTCACATAACTCAGAAACTTTTTGAAGATTTCTAGATACAATAACATTTAAAGCTAAGCTTTTAACTTTAGATTCCACAAGTTCATTAACTGCAGTACGCAATCCATTCTCGATAACAAAGCATTCACCATTAGTAATTTTCATATATATTATTTTAAAGTTAATAATTGTGCAAATTTATTATTTTTATTTTAATTATCAATTATTATAATAAGAAGTATATTATTGAATTACATAATTACCATAATGTCAATGCTGCTCTTTGCCAAGATGTTGACCCAACGCATAAATATACATATCCATTAGCCCATCGAATTTCACCTATTGTTCCAGCCATAGTTGATGATGTTGGTGCTGTGTTTAAAGCTGTTAAGCTATATTGTGCAGCAGTGAGCAATCCAGTTGAAGATAAAGTCATTCTATCAGTGATTGTTCCTGATGACATCGGAGACCATACAAAATTTGAATTTTCAAATAGATATGTAGCATTTGTCCATCGGTTGGAAAATGATCCAGATGGCCTAATAACTCCATTAATTCCTAATTGAAAATCTATTGAAGTACCAAATCCGGCAATACCATTATTACTATTTGGGCTACTACCAAGTAGCAAAGATGGTAAAACTATATTGTTAGTTGAACCATAGTTTGCAAAAAATGACCCCCCATATGTTGAATTTGATTCTCCATATATCCCAATGCTTAATGCTGAAAATCCCCAAACACCATACCCATTTGCAGTACTATTTCTCGATTCACCATATACGCCTGGTCCACGATACCAACCTTGCCCAATTACTCCAGCAGAATAAGTTCCAGATCCAACACCCAATACGCCAGCTATTTGCTGTCCTGGAATGGGAAGACCTGTTTTAGAAGTTATGCCATAAACGCCACTAGATCCTTCAGAACTTGCGTATATTCCAGGTGAAGAATTAGAAGTTCCTGTTGCTATTGATTTAAATCCATCTATTGTAGCATTTGAGGTAAAAGTAAGAGAGAATGAATTAAGATCAATAATTGTATTGGCCAATAAAGTGCCACCCAATTTAAACGTAGTACTCGAAAGAGATAATCCATTATTTGCAGAATAAGATGTTCCACTAGTAGCTGCTGCTTCTATAATATTACCAGAACTATCTACTGCTAAATATTTTGCAACTGTGCCAACAAATGTCCCAATACCATATTTGTTAAACTGCATCTGCCCATTTCCATAAGAAGTTAAATTAGCTGCAGTTACAGCATTATTAATCCCATATAAAATAAATTTAGACGTTCTTGTAGCATTTGCAGAAGTAGTCCAAACTGATTCAAGAATATTAGATTGAGAAAGAGAGGTAGAAGTTTGATTAGTAAATATTATTTGGCCCCCAATTCCATCTCCAACAGCACCAGATGTTTGCCTTACAACGTCTATTATAGGGAGAGGAGTGTTACCTACAGAATTAACAATAGATAATTGAGCAGATATTGATGAAGTAGATGTTGCTCGAATTGCATAGTTGCTACTACTAATAAATACCCCACCAACTCCGCTTGAAGATGTCCCGTAAATACCCGTTAAACTAGTGGAGCTTCCCCAGACGCCTGTTCCTGAAGCAGATATTCCTTCAATTGCAACTCCTCCTCCAGAAGACGCTGTAGATATCAATGGCGCTGTTGTTCCAGTAATATTAAGAGTGTATGAAGTTGCAGCAATAGTAGTACTATTTAACAATGTACCGCCTAAAGAAACTATTGCTCCAGTAAGAGTGAGTCCATTATTAAATGTATAAGATCCCCCACTTGTTGGTATTGGCGCTTCAATTATATATCCAGAACTGTCTACCGAAAGATATTTCGTTATAGTTCCTGAACTAAATGAACCTGAACCATATTGATTAAATTGCATTCTTCCTGTTCCATATGCTACAAAGTTGGGAGCTGATATAGCTAATGACGTTCCAATAATTGAAAATTTAGATGTCCTTAAAGCGGATGCAGCAGTAGTCCATACAGACTCTAATATTGTAGATAAGGAATTTGCGCCAGCATCTGTTTCTAAATAATATGCTATTTGAGAGCCAATTCCATCTGCCCCATTACCAGAATCAACACTTCTAGATATTTTAAGTATTGGATATGAAGTATTAGTGCTAGTGCTAGAAGATGTAAAATCTGCTACTATATTACCAAGTGTTGTAGATGCAATCAGTGCAGTATTACTAGTACTGCTAAATATGCCACCATAAGAATTTGATGAGGACCCAAGTACTCCATTACCACTAGTGGATAAGCCATATATTCCATTTCCAGATGTTGATATTCCCTGGACACCAATACCTAATCCACTACCAGTAACACCAATTCCACCAGCTGCAGATGCCGTAGATGTAAATGGAGACATAGTTCCAGTAATACCCAAAATATATGAGGTTGCAGCTATTGTCGTATTTGCCAATAATGAACCACCTAATTGGAAATTATTACTAGTTAATGTAATTCCATTATTAGATGTATAAGAAGATGCTGCTGCGGAAAGAGTTCCTGCTGACAATGTAAGACCAGAGCCAATAATTAATGTTCCCCATGAAGAAGATCCACTATAATATGCTATCTGAGCACCACCCGTTGGCCACGTCATAGATCCACCACTAGATATTGTTGTCCATGTTAATGCACCAGTTGGACCTCCACTTGTCAATACTTGACCAGCAAGTCCAACATTATATGGATTACCTAATCTGATTTGACTTGTTGCACTTGTTATAGCCAGGAAGCTAGTAGCATATAAATAATTTCCACTTACTGCACCACTAAGACTAAGAGTTCCATTTATTGGATTATATACATAATTAGGCGAAGAAGTATATACTGTACTCAAAGAAGATCCAACAGATCCAGCAGATGTTGAAAACAATGGATAATAATTAACATTAGAGCCTACATCATTAAGTAGTGATATGGATGCATCTGATTCTATCACATTTCCAGTTGAAGTAACAGCTAAGTATTTTGCCTTTACCCCAGTATAAATATTAGTGCCATAATTATTTAAAATTAATTGTCCTGATCCATTTAATGTTAATATATTTCTTAATCCCCAGGTAGATGTAGATGGCAATACTCCATATCCTGAAAATATTAAATTAGAAATTCTAGATGCAGATAAAACAGTTGTTAATGTAGAAGATATATAATTAGATGGAGTAGCAGAACCGGATGAATCCTGAATGCTAAATCGTATTGAATTTCCTATTCCAGAAGCTACAGAATCAGAAGTATATCTTTTAATTTCTAATGTATCTAGTATAGTATTTGAAATAGCAGAAGAAGTATAAATAACTCCACCAATACCACCCAATGTATTATATCCAATAATGCCAGAACCCGTTGCTGATGAAGAATAAAAGCTTCCACCTGCTCCAGTACCAGTAGATGCAGAAGACCCTCCTATAACCCCTAATCCAGTAACAGTTGAATTAATGCTTATTAAAGATGCATATGTTGAAGATCCAGTAATGGTTAATCCAAAAGTTGATGTATTTATTGTTGTATCTGCAAGTAAGGTTCCACCAAGCTTAATATTTGAAGAAGTATTTGCAGTTAATCCATTGTCAGCAGTTATCAGAGAAGAAAGTATTCCAGATCCATCAATAGATAGACCTAATCCAATTTTAATTCCACCCAATATTGATGATGATGCTATAGGCAATGTATATGTGTACGATGAAGTTGGTATATTTAATACTCCACTTACAACTGTAGCACCACCTGATCCAGTTGTTGTAAGAGATGTAATATATGGCATTACCCAACTTAAATTCCCTGCAGTAGCACCAGCGGTTAAAACTTTACCTAAATTAATTGTGCTTGTAGCAGGGACATGCAATGTACCATCTATAGATTGATGAGAATATATATTAGTTAAATTATCATAAAGTATAGGCGCAATAGCAGATATTGCAGGACTCCATTCCCAAGCAATTGCCCCTGCATTAACTCTTAAGGATTGAAGAGCATGTGCGGAAGGAGCGAAAGATGTTCCCCATGCAGAACCTGTTGAAACAGGGATTCCAACTGATGGAAATACGGTAGATGCAGATAATACTCCAGATCCATCAATAGATAAATTTGCTCCAACCTTTATTCCACCTAATATTGTAGAAGATGCAATTGGTAATAAATATGTATTATTTGGTATATTTAATACACCTGAAGCAACCGTAGCAGCTCCTGTTCCAGTAGTAGTTAATGAACCAATAAATGGTGCTATCCAACTAAATGAACCTGCTGTAGATCCTGCAGTTAAAACATTTCCCAAATTAGTTGTTGAAGTTGCAGTAACATGAAGTGTGCCATCTATTGCTTGATGAGATATTACTCCTGTTGCGCTATTATAAAAGATAGGTGCTGTTGCAGAAAGATCTGTAAGCAATGCTCCTGTTGGTGGCAATGCAAATTCAAATCCTGTTCCTGCAGAATTTGCACGAATATATTTTAATGCATTAGATGTAGGAGACAGTGAAGAATCCCAAATAGTTCCAGTTGAAACAGGAATACCAAATGCTGGATATACCATGCCACCAGAAGTTGCAGATAGTACTCCAGTCGTACTGTTTATAATTAATCCTGAGCCAACTTTTATTCCACCAAGAATAGACGCTGTTGCTATTGGAAGAGAATATGTTGAGCCATTATCTAGCTGTAGCCTAACACCGCTACTATTAGTCCAATATATATGTGTTCCATCTGGTTCTATAGCGCCACTCTCAGTAGCTGAAAGAAGTGATCCGGGATTAATTTTAAATGAAGATGTGCCAACTGCAGTTCCTCCTGATGGAAGATGTAATCTGGAAGTAGGTGTAACTATTGAAACACCTACTTTGCCTAAAGATTGACCTACTATTGATGGATTACCTGTATTCGTAGAATATGATCCAGTGCCAAATAAAACTCCACCTAAATTAATTGCATTTGCAGTTGCATTTGGAAGAGATATATTAGTTCCAATAATAATATTATTTGATCCAATATTATTGCTAGTAAATAATCTACCAGCTTGATATCCTATGAGATTTGAATAGGACGCGTTGGATGCTTGATAGCCAGATGCAAATCCTAAAAAATTTGAATAGGATGCATTTGACGCAGAGTATCCAGATGCAAATCCAATCATATTTGAATAAGATGCATTAGTAGCATTTTGACCAGAACTTGATCCCATGAATACTGAATAGCTGGAATTAGTTGCATTTACTCCTGAGACAGCTCCAATAAATATGGATTGAGTAGCATTTGTTGCATTGCTTCCGGAACTAGATCCTAAAAAAATTGAAAAATGACTATTATATGAATTTAACCCAGCATTTTGACCTAAAAATATTGCTTGTCCTGATAATGATCCAACACCAGCCAATAATGGACTCCATGTAGAAAATAAACTAGTTCCATTTTCTAAACTTATTGGACCTGTAGCGTAAGTATCTACTTCATCAGTTGCAAATTGATTCCTTGTCCACCGTATAGATTTAGTCTCAGCAAAATCAACTAAATTTTTTGTATTAATATGATAATTAAATACTGAATTATCAATATTATTATCGTAAGAACATCTTGCCCCAGAAGATAATGATGACCAATTTTCAACATCTTCTACAATTGGTATGTCTGATCCATCACGATATTTTGTTTCAAGAAGATTTTCAGTCATCCACCATTTACCAGAGGTGTAAATTATTTTATACCATCTCCCATCATTACCAAAATAAACTCCGGTATTATTACCATAATCAATATTTGGAGAATCTACTATAAGTCTAATAGGAATTCCAATTACAGTATATCCATATTCTGCTGTTATTGATGAAGAATTATTTGAAATAATATAAAATGAACTAGAATCGCTAGGTTTAAAATAAAATCTTTCTTTTTGAAACATAAATAATCCATCATAAAATCTGTATCCAGATGGAAGTATATTTAATCCAATTGAATTTGTTGCCCCAGAATTTGGACTTTCCCAATGAGTAATACCAGTCTCTTTAAATATGCCTCCAGCAACAGTCCATCCACCATTTGCAATTATTAAACTTTCCCATTCTAAATAAGTAGGAACGTGTGCATTGACTGCAGATATATTAGTAAATGCATATGAATTATATAAATATCCATATTGAACTTTATCCCACAATTTCCAATATTTATATGTATTTCTCCATAATATATCCAAATCAATAGCTCTTGCATTTTGCTCTCCATATTTATCTAAATTTCTATAGTCAGATGGAGCAAGAAATGGTGAGTCACCATCTGCTACAGATTGAAATACTGTGCCCTCTCTTCCAACTCTAGGGCCAAAGCCATATTCAAAATCATCATTAACAGTTACCGTATATCCATCAAATAAATTTCCATCAACTAAAGTTATTGTATATCTATTGCCAAGAGTATCTTCTATATAATATCCAGGAAGTATTCCACTCATTGAACCTGGTTGATTTATATTTAATGGAGTAACAACAACAGAATAAGTAGATGATGTAAGTTGAACTACATCATCAATCATTGTTTGCCAGCAGACCTTACTTATATATTGTTTTGCCGTCATTAATTAAATATTAAATGAATAACTATTGGTAAATTTATTGTTGCTAAATTTTTAATTAATAAATTATTTGTATTTGCAGCAATTAATCCAGAATATGCTTCATTAAACCAGAGCATTGTTTCTTCTGATCCATTAACAGAATATATTTTTACATCAATTATTCTTTTATTTAAATTATGCAATATAGATAAATCATTTGGATTTGCGCCAGATGACAATGTCCACCCATAAGGATAATCAGTAATAACAGTTGCACCGCTTATCCTACCAGCAACAGTTGAATTTGCAGGTAAAGTTATTATAGCGCAATATGGAACATTATCAGTAAATATAGCGCCAGTCAAATGAAGATCACCATGAGATGTAAGCCACATTGTTTTGGTTAATATACCATTTTTAAGTAGCCACCATTCTTTAGAATTATTTTCTACTGATGTTGTAACATCGGTATAGGTCACTAACTCTCTGTGCATTACCAATGAAGCGCCTGACCCTCTATTGCTAGATCCATTCCAATCTATTGATGTTGCATAATTTATTGCAACGGATGTAGTATTCAGAGAGTCTGTATCTAATGTTAAACAATTCCTAGTACCAGTATTGGTAATATCCAATGAAATGAATGATGCTGGAATATATGGTGATTTTGCTAATAATGCTATTCCAGTAAGAGAATCTACTTGAGAATATATGCCATTATATAATGAATTATAAGAATATATTGAATAATCATCTACTGATGAATTTGATATTTGCCCAAGCGAAGATATTGTCGCAGTAGATTCTCTTACTATATTTCCAGTAACATCATTGAATACTGGAATTGTATTTAATGAAGAAGATTCTATAGCATTAATAAATGATCCAGCCCCTAGTGGTTCAACATAACCAAGATCTGCAAGTGTCAATGTACGTGTAGTCGCTGAAGTAACATGGCCCAACTCATTAACATATAATGATCCAAGAACTAATGCACCAGTTAATAATGGAGATATAATAGACTGAGTTGGATGAATATAAGTATTAGCTGGCAAATCCATGTAAGTAATATTATTACTTCCATCAAGCTTAAGCCATTTGTCTGCAATTCCTTTTGATAAATTAATATTTGTAAATGCAATATTTAATAATTGATTGTTATCATCAATTATTAATTTTTCACCATTATGATTATTTTGATAGTCACCAATTAATATTCTAGATACTACTGATCCAGTAAATGAAGTTATAATTAAATCTCCTGATTCTGTTAATATTGCAGATTCAGTTGAAGTGTCTGAATCAAATAAGAATATGCCATAGTTTGAATAATTAGCAGAAAATGAATTACCATTTAAATAAGCATTAAAATTAATGGCAAATAAGTTTCCATCAAGAGTTAATGAATTATTTACATATCCTGGATAATTATATTGATTTAAATAAAAATATGCATAGCCTGGATCTGCGCCATAACGATCAAGATATGGGATATATTTAGAGTTATCCCAATGTAATATATTGTCTAATGGATCTGTAAGAATTGTAGATAATACTCCAGTAATATTATCTATTAATAATCCTGAACCAACTTTAATTCCACCCAATAAAAATGAACTAGCAATCTGTAAATTATAATTTAAAATTCCAGATACCATTGATAATGTAGTGCCAACTTTAATTCCTCCAAGTACGACAGATGTAGCACTAGGTAAGATATATGGATTAGCACTTAATATTCCAGATGTAATAGTTAATCCAGTGCCTACTTTTATTGCACCAAGAACAGATGAAGATGCAGTTGGAAGCAAATAATCTAATACACCAGATGTAATAGATAATGTATTTCCTATTTTTACACCTCCCAATATTAAAGATGTGGCAGTAGGAAGATTTAATGATAATAAACCAGATGAAATATTTAATCCAGATCCTATCTGAACAATACCCATTTGAGATGTTGTCGCAATAAGTGGAGAATAATCAAGTGATATTAAACCATTTACATCAACATTTAATCCATTTCCTACTATTACACCTCCAATTGTAGATGTAGTAGCAATAGGCATTATAAGTGATAATATTTCAGAAGTCCATAAATTATCAATACCTTTTGTAAATACAGATCCAATAGGAGCAGATCCCAATAAATCATTTACATCAAGCAAATCAGCAAGATTTGTATTTGATATATATGTATTAAAAGATTCTTCTAAAGCAGTATTATTAGATATGTATGAATTAAACATATTTATTATTTGCTCCATCGTTACTGCCGATAGATTATATGCCCCTAATCCTTCAGTTGCATCTTTTTGACAAATGGATTGTGATCCAGCCATATCTTATAATATAATTATTTTGTATTTAAAATTATTAAAATATACTAAAGCATATTTATTTTAATTTTCTAGTATATAATTTAAATGCTATAACAATTTTTCTAAAAAATTCTGATATTGCATTAGACTTAGATTTTATTTTAACTTTAATTTGTTTTTCTTCTTCAATAAGATCTTTTATCAATTCAACTTTCCATGAAGAAATATTGGATTCATCTTTTTTAATATTATCAGATATCAATTTAGATTTATCTTCAACCTTCTTAATTGTTTTTTCGGTAAATATTTCTGCATTGATAACAGATTTTTCAACATTATCAATAATAACTTTTGTTTTGTCTGTAAGTTTGCTCATAGGATTTTATTTTATATAACGTGAAACTGCATAAATTTTATCTTTACTAATCTTCTTTCTTCCAACTCTATCGCCATTCCTAGATCCATTTCCACTAGTATTACCAGCTTGAATAATCCAATAGCCACTTTTATCATAAGAATAAAAAAATCCTACATGACCTACTCTTTTTAAATATGAATAGTATTCTGTAAAAACATCTCCTGGTAAGGGATCAATACTATTTTTTTTTTAAGTTGCCATATAATATCTTTAGGATTTGCATATGCTGGAGACCATCCGCTATTGGGATTTTTAATGCTAAAAGATTTCATATCATAAGCAACATATGCACCGCACCAACTAGCAGGTGGAGTTACCCCAACAGACTTTAAAAATACATCCACCTCTGGACCTCTATTAGGATCCGTTTCACGTATGTTTAACTGAGAGTCAAGTAGATTTATTAATTTACTGCGAACATTTGGATTTTCGTCTCCTTTGGCGCTATAAACAAGTCCTGCTATTAATGCAAATACAATAAATAATTTAAATGCATAATCAATTTGTTTAGACGGATTCAATTGTTCAAATTTATGATAAAATGCATCTGTAAATACATTATATACTTTAGGCAATGTAATTCTAAGCATAAGATGTGTAGACCAAAATATCATAGTATAAGTTAATAATCCATATAGTAATGTTTCAAATTGAGATGCAGGATCGAAAAATGCACTACTAGTAAATATTGATTGAAGAATCCTATTAGCCAATAAAAACAATATTGCAATTAATGGTATTAATATTAGTTCTTCTTTAAATATTTTATAAAAATTACTATTGAAAATTTTATCTAAAATGTTTTTCATATATGAGTTTTTAAGTTAATATTTCATTTGCCCTTCCAGTGTTTAATAATCCAATTGATTCAAGATATTGCAATCCTGATATTGTTAATTGATTCTGCAAATCTATACTCTCAGATAGTTTAAACTTATCTAACCATATTTCAAGTAGCACAGATGTTTTTGCTTCAGTATATATTCCTACTAATTCAGCATCTGTAAATCGTGCCAAAAATTCTAACTTAGATAATGGTTGAATAGGATCAATTATTTTAGGTATTTCACAAACAATAAAATCTCCTTCTTCAAAATTACCTCCATTTCCTTCCCTATAAATAACTTCTTTATATCCATTATCTATTGCAAATTGTGTAGCATCACCTAAAATATTAGATGGTTGAACAAATTCTACTATTGATCCATTAATTAATTTTGCTCTCATAATTTATATTTTTTACCAAAGACTATAATCTAATCCACTTCCACTATTATACAGGGTTGTTTTTTCACCAACGGTTAATATTTTATTCCATATTGCTAATTGATCAATACTAAACGTATAATAAACAGGTGTTGTTGAAAGACTTGAAACAGCTAAATATGGTACTGCAGATGTAAATACTAAACTTGCCGCAGTTCCTGATGGATGCGTTAATGTTACAACAGTATTATTTATTGTAAGTATTGGCTGAGTAGATATACTTGTAGCACAAGTTATACAAATCAATGTCCAAGATCCATATGTTGTAAATGCTCCTACAGCACTTTGCCAACTATATCTACTACCTGAACCTGCACCAACTCCATTTGTATAAGTAACAACAACCGATCCATCTACATTGACAACTATAGAAAATCCTCTATAATTAGTAGATGATGAATTTTGTGTATCATCTAATTGAAATGATTTTGTTAATGGAATATTGACCCAAAAGGCAAAACTAAAAGGGAATGTTGTTAATCCCCAATAAGACCCAAAATTAGTATATTGTGTTCCTGTATATGAATAACATCCTGATCCAAATTTAGGAGAACTTGTACTATAAATAGATGTGGAACTATTTGTTCCATTATATCTACTTAATGAATCAATACAAGTTGTTCCTGATATTTCTTCAAATTCATATTCAGAAATTAAATTTACTGGCAATGTAGTTAATGCTGCAGGTTGAACTTGACTAAATAATTTTGTTCCGTAGTATGGCATGATTATACATTTTTAACTGCTGTTGCCCAAATCTCAAATGTAGATCCAGTAGTATTTACTTGTTCGTAAGATATTGTCCAACTTGAATTTATTACTAATGTAGGTGTAGTACCTCTCCATACTATCCCCGTAGGTTGTGTTATAGTTGGAAGAGTTGCACCAATCTTAAATACATAAATTGATTCATTTACTACTCCTGTAACTGCTGCTGGTAATGCTATTGTAAAGACGTTTGCATTAGTAATAGAACCACCATAAGTTTCAGTAGCTGCTTTAAGAGTTAATGTTCCTGTGGTTGGTGTAGTAACTATTTCTGAAGCGTATGCAGGAGTTCCCCACACTGGAGCAGCACCAACCCCATTTGATCTTAATACACTACCAGCAGCTACTGCTGCTAATCTTGTATAGGCAGTAGTTGAAGATGCATATAATAAATCTCCGATAGCTTGCGATGCAAAAGTCCAGTTAGACCCATCGTTATAAGAAATTTGTTTCCTTGCTGCGCCTGTTGTTATAGTTGCGTAATAAGCATCTGTCAAGAACTCTATCGCCCCTGCCTCTGGGGTAGTTAATAATGTACCCGATGTTAACTTAATCGGTGCTGTGGAGGCTGTGGCTGTTCCTGCCTTGATGTGAAGAACTGCTGTTGGATTGGTTCCTATGCCAATATTATTATTAGATTCGTAAATTTTAATTGCATCAGTCGTAATAACACTATTA